AAGCTATATTAGTAGCATTTGAAGTCGAAGTGCTAGGACCTACTAGGTAATACTCTATGTTGTTATCCTGAATTTTTATAACAATTTGAGCACGGCTGTGGTTAGCATCTACACCTTTTGCCCAAGAATTAACGACAGCGTCACCATTAGCTCCTTTTTCCATGTAATCCAAGCCAGTTGTTCCCCATTCACCGCCAGCGTTGAACTTATAGCTTGAAGTGTCAGCGTATGTTTCATTAGCAACACTTGATACTGTCATATCCAATGCATAGTCTCCGTAACCATCAAACCATCCCTTAGGAATTGATGTGCTAGTTGTACCGTTAACTGTCATTACGTTTACAGCAGCAGTGCTTGGCGCTGTTTCGTTCTCTATAGCATGAACTACGTTGTCAGTTAACGTCATACCTGTATAATAACGCCAAGCACGACGAATAGCTGTAGCTGTGTAATAAAGCTGGATCCAAGTTATAGGCTCAGAGCCAATGCTAATATTTGCGTAGTGATTTATAGGGAATTTTAGCAATGTTTTTGTTGCTGTAGAATCACTAGTAAGACCTGGAATGATTGTATATTTAAAGGCCTTCATAATGTCACCAGCACGTTTAATTTGGTTATAATCACCTACTGCTTGACCGCCTGAAGAGTTGTTATACATGTAGCTTCCACCACCGTTTCCATCATACCAACCATTACAGATTGAATGAGGGTTAGCGTCAATATACTTCTTAGGAATAATTGGTACGACTTTATCGACCAAGTACTCAATTACTCTCTCAGGAGTCATCCATTCACCAACAGCTGCAAATGTGTTGTAGTAGTTCAACCAAGTCGAGAATTGATTAGTCATCAATGAGTCAGGAGAAACCCAAACGGTAGTCTTAGCTAGTCCCATTTGACCGTAACACTTAGAAGAAGCATCACCCCATGCCCAAGCACCCATAGAATAACCATCGGTTGGTTTTATGGATGAATACTGAGGAGTAAGTGACTTTTTAATAGATGCTGGGTTGTGGTCAATACCTAAGAACTCCAAGTTGTGGTTAATAACGTAAGTATTAGCGTTATTTACAGTATCATTGTTGGCTTTAAATACTGGGGCTGTTGTGCTATTAAACCAGTACTCGTGAGTATCGGTTTTTTGTCCATTATATGTAACATTATAAGTTGATAAATCCTCTTGCAATGTTCCATATTTAAACGTTGTTGCGCTATTAGTCCATGGAGAAGTTGTAGGCTCAACATTACCCGTGCCTGTTCCATGTCCAGCGTCAGTATCATTTGCTGGTTCTTTAACCCACCAGTAGTACTTGTTGATTGTATTCCATCCTGCCGTTGTGTCAGTATCCTCATTTGAACCGTTGGTCTTGTGAGTTGTAGGGTCTACCGTGTAAGTGTCAGAACTTGAACCAGTAAAGCGTTTACCTAACGTTTCAAATGCAGTTACAGCTGTAGCGCTTGAAGTTCCGTTGTAAAGTCTACGCTGGATGTATGTTCCGTATGCATTACTTGAGTTTATAAACTTAAACCATAAGTAAGGCTGAACAATGCTCCATTTATAAATCTTGTCAGTGTAACGTGTAGTCCAAGCTAGAGGGAACATTGAGTAGTAAGTCGTCGTAGTCGTAGCCGTACTTGTAGTTGTTCCTGAAGAAGAGCTAGAGCTAGAACTTGAAGAACCAGCAGTAGTAGCGTTTGGATCTGGATCAACTTTAGTTTCCTGTAATCCCCAATCTTTCTGAGCTTCAGCGTAACTTACAGTTGAGAATGTAGTTGTGGTTGTTGAGGTCGAAGTCGCACTACCTCCAGTTGTGGATGGAGTAGTAGTAGTAGTAACAGCCTTTACTATTGTATGCTTCGATCCAGCGATTTTATAAAATATCTCAGAATAACTAACGTTACAAGTTCCAGGAATAAGGTTAACTATGTTTAGATTTGAAAGCGAGCCTTCGGCTGTTTTTAAATCTTGAAGTTTCTTATAAATCCCGGACCATTTAGTGTTAAGTGTTCCAATCGTATTGGTGTATTTAGTGTACAGTCCGTCTGTGTACGTTTTAGCGTTTGCTTCACTAGTAAACGATTTTGTAGGAGTTGAACTGTAACGCTCCGGTAAATACTTAACAATATGTGCTGTGCCTAAAAACTCATCTATGTTTTTAATGACGGTTGATATATCATTATATGTTGCCATAGTAGTAAGGGGTTTTAAGCATCCACTGTATAAAATACGTACTTAGCTAAAAAGTCGTAGTCTTTATTGTCAATCGCAGTTTCAATTTTATTGTAAAGCTTTATGTACGTATCGTTGTACTCATCAATTAGTCCGCTAACGTCAGTTACTACGTAGTTTTCTAAGTTATTATATATAATAGGATCGTGTGTCTTAGAGTAACCATCAACAGCTGTAGCAAGAATTGCTGAATTATTAACAGCAGATGCTACACCAGTTTGTGTGTTTCCAGTAATAACTTGAGGTTGAGCCACTGCAGTCGTTGATACTGTACTATCAACTGATGAGCCAACGTTGTTAGTCGTAGTAGAGCTAACAGCAGAGCTAGCAGCAGAGCTAGTTGTTGAACCAGTTCCAGTAGATATAATCTTACCAGTCGTGGAGTCAATAATTATAGCTTCGTAGACTTTTGCCATTATGTTAGATTTTTAAAAAGTTAATAAAATAAAAAAAGGACGCCAGCTCGTGAAAGACTGGCGTCCCGTGAAAATTTAGGCGTTTTCAGTAACTACTACTGGTGCCAGAGGATTGTAAGTTGTTTTAGCTGTAGAAGTCGTACCAACAGTTACATTAGCAACAGATACTGGGTAGAACATGTTGTTCATATAGTTAACCAATGTATTTTCTGCAGTCATACGTCTCTCAGTTTCCAAAGCAAGAGCATTCTGAGTGCTGTTTGCGATGTTCTGAACTTGCAACTCAGTTACTTTAGCTCTCCAAGGATCAACAGCTGCATTAACTGCTTGCTGTACTTCTAGAGCAGCGATTCTGTTAAGAAGTTCGTCCTTGTTGTCTCTTTGGTTTTTATACAATGCGAATGAGCTGTCAACTATTTTGTTATCAAGGGTCTTGTAAGCATCGAACAATTCCTTAATGTTAGAGATTTGTCCTTGGTAGTATTCCTGAGTAATAGCAGCAGTGTTACCACCACCGATACCGCCACCAAATACACCACCTAAACCTGCAAGAGCAGTCGAATATTTATCCTGTATTACTACAGGTTCAGACTATTTCTTAATGCGAAAAATTCGCACGATCACCTTTTCGAGACGTGATGAAATCGCCTCTACTCCCTGCCGGGATAGTCGTTACAGGTTCCTGTTTCCAGGCTTCCCACGAGATTGCCCACCATTTATGGGTTCCCTCGTTAGCAACTTTTAAATATAAAAGTTACCCCGTTTATCAAACGGAAAAGTGATCTCTGGCCTTATTCTTGACCAATTATGCCTAGTGTTAAACCCAATAATGTTCATGCAAGGTCGTTAATCTTGCACCGCGAATAATTCGCTGCTGTATGTCACCATACAGTTCAGACTATATCTTCACCCTCGGCTTTAACCGTTAGGGGCCTCCCATTTCGAACCACTTGGTCCTACGCGTTATCGCTAGTCGTTGAACGTTCGATATATTCAAAAATAAATCCTTTAGATTTATTATTTCCTCTTTTTATATTGGCACATACAGTAGAAGATTTGCAACCCGCAAATTCAACAGCAAGTTTTAAAGATTCAAAAATTCTTGATTCTTTGGTCAATTCATTTGTAACTTTAACGCATTTTGCATTATGTGCTTTTTGACCTTTAGAAAACCAAAATTTCTTTGCTGGATGATCTTCTGCCATATGTCTTCCATACATTGGATGATCTTTCCCACGTTTTGCTGTTTTCTTTTTAATTTCGCTTATCTTCTTTTTGCTTTCTTCTGTATGACAAAACCCATTTTGACCTTTTCCTCCAAGAGTCATGTTGTATCCTTTATTATAACTATTATATCTTTTAATTAGTTTTTGTTCTAATTTATCAGATATAAAATGTAAATATTCGGAATCATCAGATTTAAATTTGAAAATTTTTAAATATTTGAAATTTTCAAAACCGTATTTTTTAATTGCATTGTTGAATTTTCGGCATTTATCTGACATGCTTTTATGCTCTCTTTTTCGCTTTTCTTCATCTATTGTTTGTCCAATATAAAACTTGCCACTTGGGCTTTTGTAAGAATAAATGATACTTTCCATAAAATATATCGCTTCGCTTCTGATTGTTTTTATTACAAAAATAATAAAAATATTCCAGAAATTAAAGAGGATTTTCAAACGGTATTTCTACCGTAAGTGCCTGATTATCAAGCATTAGCCACACCTTTTTTTCCAAATTTGCCTTCAGCTTCTTCCATCGTTAGATATTCCATTAGACCATTTCTTAAATGCCACCGTTTCACAACGCCAACATCTACCGCCTTTTCGAGTGGTGATTAATTCCACCCTACGAGCATTTCGGCTCTGGTCGTTACAGGTTACAAATTCCGCAATTTGTCTTCCCACGAGATCACCAACTAGCCCTTAAGCCGTGACTTCCTCGTTAGCATATTTGTAACCGAATACTTCCCAACCTGAAAGCTTGCGCTGTTTTCTGATTGAGAAGTTAATCATATCTTCACTAACTCCAAGTAGCTTCGCAGCCTCTTTTTCGTTATTGAAGATTATTGCTTCATTACCACGCTTGATTATAATTTTAGTTTCGCCAATTTTAATATTTTTTATTGCTTCAATTATACTATCATGACGTGATAACTTCACACCTTGTGGTTTTTTGTCGCACCATTCGAGATTTGAGACATCATTGTTTGTGATGTTTCCATCAATATGGTTGATTTCGTAAAGGCCTTCTATTCTTTCCAAATAAGCAGAAGCAACCAATTTATGAACTAGAAATTCTCTTCGGATGTCGTCTTTATAAAGAACAACTGTTAAATATCCAGATTTATTCCTTCGTCTAAATAGCAAGTATTCGCTTACTGTTTTATAGTTGCCGCTACTATCTTTGTAAGACTTAGCAAGGCTTTTAACATTTCCTAAATTAGACACTTGATACAAACCTTCATATCCTCTGATGTCTTTGTACTCTTCAGTTTTCATAAAACATTAAATTTTCAATTTACAAATATACCCCCAGTGATCAGCTGGGTAAAGCGGTATAAGGCCGAATATCAGCCATAGTTGTAAATTTTTAAAAAATTAATAAAATAAAAAATGGTTAATTTTTGTTTTGTCTATCTTTTGAGCTCTAAGACTCCGCAAATATAACAACAAAAATTAACCTCAATTGAAGTTATGCATTAGTTATGCATTATTTCAAAATAAATTTTATTCTTTCTTTTATTCTTTGACAATCGCGCTGTAAACTTCCATCTTTCTTCATTCTTTTTCTTGCTCTAGTAAAAGCTCGAACAATTGTTGATTGGTCTTTACTTAAAAAATCTCCAATTTCCGTGAAGGTATCTCCTAATTCTATTCTAAGAAAATATATTAATACATCTCTACAATCTACGACTTCAGCTTTTCTACATCTACCGGAAACATCTGATATTTCGACTCCGAAATAATTTGCTACTATCTGAACAATTGATCTTGCCAATTCTTTTTTATCCATATATTCACCATTAATTATTGTTTCCAAATTTTTTAAAAATGCAGTTTTATTAATATATTACAAAAATAAATAATAAAATTTATATACACAATAATTTTGTTATTTTTTTTGTAACAAAAATATCAAGTACTTGATAACTTTGTTACAAAAAAAAATAACAAAATTCGAATATAAAATAATAAAATTTAAAAATAAAATAATAAAAAAGATTAATAAAATATTTTACATTGTAATTTCGAAATTTTGATTTTCACCTTTAATTTCTTTTTTAAACTCTACAAATTGTTCTTCTAATGCTTTTATCATTTTAAACATTTTTTGATTTTCAATTTCTCCATTACTTAATCTTTCTTCGTGATTTTGTAATACAAAAATCAAAGCTTGTCCAAGTTTAGCTAAATCAAACACTTTATCTCCTTTTTTAGCGCTAACTTCATAATTATCAGCAATTTTTAAAAATCCTTTTTCTATAAGACTATTATTGTATCTTTGAATTGATGTTTTAGGCATATTTATTAAATCTGCAAGTTTTCTATCAGAATAAGCAACTACTCCTGTTTGTGTATCTCCTTTTTTATACATATGTTGCTGTGTAACTAATATGTATGCTTTTTCTTTATGTGTTAATTCTTTATTATTTAAAAAATCAAAACTGAAAATTTCAAATGTTTTGTATTTATCGAATGTATAATATGTCCTCTTTTTTTCTACTTTTGTTTTTATGTATCCTTCAAATTCTAATGCTTCTATACTTTTTTTAACAGTTGGAACTGACATACTGGCAAGTTCTGCTATTTTTCTTATTGATGGGTAACATTCAGCTTGTGGATTATCAAAACTTTTAATACAAGCATAAACTAAAATATCATTAGGTGTTAATTTGTGCTTTTTAGTCATTCCATTTGGAACTTGAACATGTTTTTTATTATCAGTCATACTTTAATTTTTTTTATTGTAAACAAATATACACAAAATTTATACAATATGCAAAATTTTTGTATAATTTTTTTTAAGTGGCCCACTGTTTATACAAAGTGGCCCACTGTTTGCACAACTTTTTTTAGGTGGCCCACCAATTATACAACTTGGCCCACCAGTTATACAACTTGGCCCAAGAGGTATCGATAACTTATTGATACTTAACACTTTACAAAAATAACTATACTTAAACTATAAGTAAAAACTACACTTAACGTTTCATCTATAATTAACAAGCGGTGGCCCGCCTTACGGCTTGCCTCCGCTGTGTTCGCGCTATGAAACGAACTTTGAATTTTTAAAATCCCAAATTTCCCAAATTAAAACTCAAATTTTGCAGGTTTTATGCAAAAATCAAAAATAAAATCCTAAAAATCCCAAATTAAAAAAAGGCAACCCGAAAGTTGCCTTCTTATTAATAACTACTAACTCCATAAATTGTTACATCTATATTATCTGCTGTTGTATAAACCTTTAAAGTTGTTCCTGATAAATTATAAGAAAGATTAACTGCGCTTGTATGTAAAGGTGCAATTACAAATCTAAAATCACTTACAGAACAACCAAAAATTGACGAATCATTATATTTTGATAAATCGAAAGTAAATGTATTGTTAGAATAAGAACTATTAACTATTCCATTATCTGAGAAATTAAGTCTAACACTTTTTGAATATATAATAGTTGAATAAGCAATTAAGAACATAACTGGACAATAAACACTACCACCTTTGGTTCTATAAGATAAACTGTCATTATTAATTCTTAAAGATCTACTATTACAAGCAAGCTCAATGTTCATGTTTCCATCTTTATTGAAAAATTGAACACCGTTTGTTTTTTTAGTTCCAAGAACTAAACCATTAGCAAAATATTTAGAAGCATAACCGTTAATTTCATAATTTATGCTATTATCATTTAAAGAATAAGTAAACTTAGGAATTAATAAAGTAACCTCAATAGCAGAATTTTTATAATACATTATGTTTAACTGAGTTTTTATTTTTACAAGTAAACATAATTGAGCGTAACCAGAACCGCCAGTATAAGCATTTATTCCGGAATAATCCATATTAATTGATCTTTGACCAATTCCTAAAACTCCATATTCACTATTAAAACTGGTTGTTAATTCTTCAATTGAATTATTAGATACGCCATCAGTTCCTCTTAAAGGCATTTCAGAAATATTAGTTCCGCCAGAATTAGTGTTATATTCTCCACGACAAGTTGTTTCTGCTAAAGTCTTATCAACCGTTACATCTCTAAGATAATTTCCTTTTTCATCATATTTTCTTATTACTAAAGCACAAGAAGCATAACATAAGCCAAAGCTTGTTGTAAAGAAACCGATTGAAGAGCCATTATTTGTTGATTGAGAAACAGATTTCCATTGATTAAGTCCCCATAATTGAGAACTCAAAGTTGTTGATATATTGTTAGTTTTAAAGGTTATCGGCTTACCATGGTAAATTTTATCTGTAAGCTCATAATAAACAGTTTTGTTTTCTTGATATTCTATATAAGAATAATTATTATTAGAACTCAAAGTTGTTGTTCCATTAGTTAAAGTTCCAGAAGTTGTTTTAGGAATAAGAGAACCTGTTTCTTCTTCAAACATTGAACCAGTGTCTGTGTATTCATTACCGTTTAATTCTGTAACTAAACTTCCGTCAGCATCCGTAATTTTTATTACTGGGTCATCTTCAATTGATCTTGTCTTGTCTTCATTAATCATAAGAGAAATGCTGCGTTCGTCATTGTGTGCTTTAACGGTAAAACTTCCTTCTAAGGTTGCTTTAGTGGCAATTAAGCTTCCGTCTCTGTGTACTTTAAAAGTTGAATCTTTCGGAGTTTGACCACCAGACCACATCGTAAAACCTTCATTATTACTTCCAGAAATTGCCGCTATAACTTCGTTGTTTTCGTCAAGAATGGCTAATTCATTAGTGCTTGCCATATAAAATACGGCATTTTCTGCAAATATTAATGGAGTATAAATTGGGGTTGCTTGATTAAGCTTTTTCCAATAATCGTTATCTTCTATTACATTAGGTTTGTTTTCATTGTTTGATGTATGCGATTTTATACATTGAAAAACAGAAAATTTCCCTGGACTATTTGTAGTTGTTACTATATCTAAATATTTAATGCCATTTTCAAGTTCTGTTCCGTCTTTATAATCAGTGTTTAAACTCCATTCTGTAGTTCTACAAACTGCACCTTGCAATCCTTCTACAGAATCTCCATCTAAACCATCGTATAATTTAACAATTGACATTTCATCGTATAAATCGTCAGCTTGAACTTTTATTGTAATATTTGCTTGTCCGTTCCAATATTCATGGTCAGGATTTATAATAAAATTTCTTGATGTTATACTTGATCCATCTTCATTTAAAACCTCAATGTAATTATTATTTACAGGTTTAACAAACCAACCAGTAATTTTGCAATTATTAGGATTTGCTGTTAAAGTTATACTTTTAGGAGTTGCAACATTACTTATTCCTTCTTCTGTCTTTTTATAAACGAAAATTTGATCTCCCGATAAAGTAATAAAAGAAGCAGTGCCATTTTCAACCGCAGAAATTGACATTACTTTTCTAATTTCTATGTTTTTATAAGTTATCTTTAAAGCAACTTCAAAGTTAGTTATTAAAGTATCTTTAGGAATAATTAACTTTAAAACATTTTTATTGTTATTTTCTGTTATACTAGAAACAACATTAATTGGAAGATCATTTATAATCTCTGTTTTGTGCCTAATAAGTGTTGTTAATTGATACAAAGAAGTTTCACAAACTATTTCCTCGTCATTAATAGTTCTGCTGTTTTTATCAACAACTATCGTGTGTGTTTCATTAGATAAAACAACCGTAAAACCATCATCTCCTGGTTCTCCTGGTTGTCCATCTTCTCCTTTAATTCTTGAAACTTGCCATTCTTTCCAAGCTCCATCAAACCAATTTCTAACTGCCATCCAAACGCTTTGTTCTGTTGCCTCATCATACCATAAATTAGGTTTAGAACTAGGAGTTCCCGGTTCTAAAGGTTCGTTTGAATATTTAACTTCTACAGTGTCACTTGTTGACATTACGACTGGTTCGGACCAATCCAACGTTTCTCTATTATCGGAATAAAAAAGCTTATAACTCATCCATAAAGGATCTTTTCCGCTTGGTACACCATCAGACCATAAATTATTAACAGGTAAAGGATCTTCCCAAGAACCACCTTGTGGAGTTTTAGGTTTAGTTTCAGATCTAGTAAAAACATAGCTTGTTAAAGAGCTAACGCCAGGTTCACCAGCAACTCCCGATAAATAAATTTGCCAATAACTGTTAGTTTGAATTTCTGTTTTTTCAAAATCTGGCTCTATAAAATCAGGATAAACTCCAGTTGTTCCTTCTAAATCATCTTTAACTAATAACCAATATTTATTTTTATAAAAAACGTAATTATAATAAAAATAAATTTCAGAACTGCTAAATTCTCCTTTATATATTGGCAAAAGATATTCTTTGCCTTCCTCAACTTGAACAAATTTTCCTTTTATATAAACATTTTCGGCATACATTCCCATTCCGTGTGGTTGATCAGCTCCAAAAGCCGAATCATAAATACCATCAAGTTTTCCAAGACGCATTGATCTTGCGCTTGAATTATAAAGAACATTTGATCCTTCATCTTTACATAATAAATCAGTTGTAAAGTCAGGACGATTTATATTTCGCATTATATCTATAAAAGGCGAATCTTCATCCGAACTTGTAAGATAAATTGCACCTTGTCTGTTTTCATCAGATATATTACCAATTCTTACTAAAGGTTGATTTTCTGCTGGTGTATCAGAATATATAATATCACTGTTGTTTTCTTTTAATTGGTAAAGTCTTATATATAAACAATCATTAGTATTAATTACTATTGCGTCATAATAAACAATATTATTATCCTTGAATTGTTGACAACGTATAATATCATTTACTCTAAAAGGTGTTAAATCATCTTCAAGAGTTATACTATAAATTGGACCGTTAAAATAATAATCATAAATAAACCTAGGTTCACGTTGTCCTGTTGTTTTATTATATAAAGGTAAGCTTACTTCTTTATCTAATACAATATCTCCTACAGCTTGGACATATTCCCCAGTTAAATTTCCGTTTTCGTCTACATCTTCAATCCAAACTTTTTCGTTATGTTCTAATTGTTCTGGAGTATAAATTAAAGCTGTTCCCGAATCATTAAAAACAGGATATAATAATTCAAATTCTTTAATTTTTCCAGAATCGCTAACCCATAAAGCACCATTAGTTGCGCTTATTTTATTAACTACTAATTCATAAACATTCATTGTTTTTCTAACAATTAAATTATCAATTGTTAATGTATTAGAAGTTGCATTTAAACGCCAACCTATACCTGCAAATCCAGACTTAAATTGAGAAGAACCAATGTTATTATTAAAAACTACTGTATCATTGAATGTTTCTATATTATTAAAATTCCAAGCACCAGTTACTTTTTCTGGTTCATTTCTACGTGTAAATTCATCCCATTTTTTACCGTTTAAATACTCAGAATTTAAATTTTTAACCATTACGTTTGAATTAACCTTTAATGGTGCTTCTGTGTAAGTTTGACTTTGTAATTGTTGTTTAGCTATTAAATTAGGAACTGTTAAATCTCCGGTCATTTTGTCACCTGTTAATTTGACATAATTTCCTTTTACATTTGACCAATTAATTTCTACATCATTAGCAGCTACTATTGGGATATATTCTCCACCTGCTGTTATATATAAATTCTTACTATCACTTACAAAAACAAAATTATTGTCTCCTGGATATTTCAAATTTTCTAAATCTTTTTCTGTATCTACTGTTGTAATGTTAGAACCCGAACTTTTACTTGTTGCTAAACTAGCATCTAAAATTCTTTGGATTAAATCATCCAATAATTCTTTTTTACTTCCAGTTTCTATGTAAACTCTACCAAGTGTTTTTAAAACAAGATCGTTGAGGCGTTCACCAACAACAATTTTTGAAGCTTCTTTTCTTATATAATCGGACATATAAAAATTTTTAAATATACAAAATTACAAAAAACCAATAAATAAAAAAAGGGCGAGCTAATGCCCACCCTTAATTATTTAAGATTCCCTCCATTCTTCAGGTATCAATTCTTGTTCTAATTCAGAAAAATTTTCTATAAAAGCTTTTGTTGTGTTTTTAATGTAACCATCAACACTATTTCTAAAAGGATAACTTGACTTTTTAAATAAAGGAACAGATCCTTTCATATTTAAATTTCCATAAAACATGTTAGAAATATTCGCAATTTGAGGATTATTAGCAAATAAAGTTGAATTAATAACTCTTAAACCAATTCCTTTTTCTTGATTTGTTTTAGAAAACAAAGACGAACAATCAGAAAGCTTATCGTTTTTGTCAAACATTGACCAAGTAATTTGTGGGTATTCATAAAAGTTAGTATAACTACTGTTATTTAGCATTCTACCATCCCAATTGCAATCTTGCCATAAAGAAGAAATATTTTTAAGTTTTAAATTATTAACGAATAAATCTGGGTTTATATCAACACCTGCTGGAATTTCAGTTTCCGATAAGCAAGAAGAAACATCCGTTAATTCTACATTATATTTGAACAAATCTGGTGGATACATTATGCCACGTTCAGTTTTCTTTAATGTTGAAATAAGACCAACGAACGGTTCATAATTAACATTTTTGAGAGTGTTTTTTAGTGATGTATTATTTGTTAAAGACTCAAAAAGTCTCATTGGTAATCTACCAATGCAACCTTCTTTTTCTTCTTTTGTTTCTATAATATCGTAACCATCTTCCGAAGTTCCAAGAACTTTTTTGTTCCAACTAAGATCGCTTAAAATATCGGATAAATCACAATCAGAAGAACAATAGCGGAAAATATCAGTTGGCACTAAATAATTTTGGAAAGTTTCCTTATAATTTCCAGTGCTATTTTGAGCATTTATACATTCTTTTTGTAATTCATCATAAGCTATACATTCTTTCACTTTTTCAAGATTTTTGAATGTATCACTTGCTCCTTCTGCTCCGTAACCATCTAAACACCAATCGTCTTTTTCATCTATTTTGTCCAGTTTGAAATTTAGTCTTTTACCCTCAACTGCTACTATATGGCTAGATTGAACGTTAGTTTCAATTCCATTCATTGTTATTTCTTCATATAATACACGGGTTTTATCATAACCTAAATGATAACAAGAACTAAAAACACCAGACATTTTATTTATGGTTTGTTTAATCGATCCATTAGATCCCGCCATATAAAATAGTTTATAAGGCACAAACCCATAAATTCCAGAATTATTAAAAGCACTGCTAACATCTGTTAATCGGCAATTTTTAAATTGTCCTCCTATCAGTTTAATTTTATTTTTATAACAGTTTTTCAAAATCCCACTTATATTTTGAAGACTTACGCAGTCATCAAATAATCCTTTAACTGGAAATTCAAATTCATTTTCTCCATAATCAAACTCTAAGTTTGAAAATATTTCACTAATATTTGTTAATAAAGAACAATCCTTGAAAATATCACTAGGAATTGTTTTGTTTTTAATTAGTTTTAAATTAGAAAATACACCAGTTGCTGTTTTTAATTTATCAGAAATTCTTTTGAATATTTCCGAACATTCACCAAGGTTTATTTCTGCATTAATTGGATTGTTTCCAAATGGAAAAATTATAGCTTGAAAATTAGGAATAAAATATTCTCCTACTTCATCTGTTATTCCTCCGAAAACATTTTTTCCAATTTCTCCTATAAGATCGACTCCATCATATAAAGAACTAGTAATTGATAGATTGCCCAGTGGTTTTTTCTTTACATGGAAAAGATATGTGTTGCCGTCTTCATCGGTGTTTATTTGCATTTTTATTCCAGTTCCAGTAAAAACACCTTCTGGATAAGTTGAAGTTAAATTATCAAGATTTATAAAAAACGTTTTAGAATCTAAAGGTTTAAGTTCTAAATCAGCACTCCATGTATCTTCGCAAGCTTGAAGCATTGTACAAGCAGAAAACATATTTTTTATGTTCGCAACTTTTAAAGGCTTTCCTTCTCTATAAGCAAATAAATTGTTATCTATATACTGAACCATTGATCCAGAAAACATATTTTCAAAACTTAAACAATTAGGAATGTAATCAAGCATTCCTAAATTGCTTTTGTCTTTATAAGATCTTATGACTCCATCAAGAGATGTTTTACTAAATATTGAATCCGCATATTCTAAGTTAGGAACACGTTTGAAAACATCAGTCCATAATTGACCACTAATACCAGTGCATCCAGAAAATAAATTTTTAGCAGAAGTTATCTTATCATTTAAATTTAACATAATATATTTGAAATCGTCAAATGTTAAATTTGTACATCCACTAAAGCAATTATCAATTATATTCGCGTCAAAACTAATATTTAGAACATCTTTGCCTTCAATGAAATTTTCATAAGCACTCTCTATGTAAAATTCAGTATCATTTAATGTTAATTTTGAGCATTTATCGAATACATATGTTCCTTGAATTAAAATATTACCATATATTCTTTCAAGTTTAGGACAATTCATAAAAGCACTGTTTCCAAGCTCAATTGGATTTTCTGGATTATTAGCAAGAACAATCTTAGTTAATCCTTCGCAAGTATAAGCAATTATATTTGACAAATCCGGAAAATGTGCAAGATCTAAGAAATCTTCATTTTCTGAATTGTTAAATTCAAAACTTGAAATTTTAGTGTTAGCCATATTTAAAGATTTAAGACTAGTCCATAAATCTTTAGATGGTAACAATAATTTTGCGTATTGAGTATTAGCAATGTTTAAATCTTCAATATTCCAAGCACCTACTAAATCAACTTCTAAATTAGGGTTATTTTGTCCTTGAATATTAAATACTTTTAATCCTGGGCAGTTGTCAATTTTAATTGAAATTAAATTTGAAGCTACATTAGCGTTTCCTGTATAAGGTAAAGAAAAAATATTTAATCCTGCACAATTTGAAATTTCAACTTTAGTAACAGAACTTGGAATATTTAAACTTGGCAAGCTTTCACAATTTGAAATCTTAATTGAAGTTAAACTTGAACAATTGTCAATATTAAGACTTGTTAAGAAACTTTGATCGTTTAGCTCTAAATTTGTAATCTTAGTTCCCGATAAGTTAAGACTCTTTAATGTTGCTTCTGTTGGATATTTAATATTAGTTATTGACGAATTGCTAACATCTAAGTCTTGCAATTTGTCACAATCAGTCAAAGACAATGTATAACCAGAAGCATTTTGTCCAGTAAGTTTAACATTACTTAAATTTAAATTTTTAATTGATTTCAAACCAGTTCCAGTTGCTTTACTATAAACTCCACCAGTAAAGAACGAATCAGAGTCCATATTGCTTAATCCGGACAAATCCAAAGATTCAATCAAAGGAAAATCAATATTTTTTAGATTCGTCCATGCAAATTGCTTAAAATTAGAGATATTTTTTATGTACTTATTGGCGTACATATAAATTATCGTTTCTCCATTAGGTGCTAAATGTATTGCATCTTGTAAGTTTTCAGAAAGCCAAAAAGCACCATTTGTATTGTCGAATTGGTACTTATAAAGCATCCTAGAAGAAGCGTTCATTTGAACATCTATTTTAGTTGACATTCCACCAGTTGCTTTATTATCTTTCCACATTTGGTTTACTGGTGTTGTAATACTTGCATTTATTGAATCAGCACCGTTTCCATAAATACTATCAAAGAATAAAACACGCTTTTTGAACCAATCTTTAACATGTATTACTCGGTTTCCATGTAAGAAGCCAAGTTGAGAAAAATCGGTTGTATCTGTATATTCTCCAGTATTTACATTGTAAGTCTTAGCTACTTTTAGATATTTAACGTTGTAATCATAATTAAATATAATTGATCCTGTAGCGTCTGTGTAGCTCTTATAATATTTATTTATAAACTCTTCTGGATCTGGAAATAAGTTTTCTCTTAAGGTTTTATAAGCTTTTTCTACTGTTTGTCTGTCTCCTTCATTTGTTGAATCAATAGCTCCTAAGTTTTCGAGAACTTCCCAAATTCTATTCCACCAACTAGCGTAAAATTGCCTTGCTTCATCTGATGACTCATAATTCTTTTGTATTGCATAACTAGTAATGTTCGTGTCTTTATCGTTTACATTATACCATCTGTGCAAATGTGCGTAATATTCCACGGCATCTTGTCCTGAGTTATTCAATCCAAAAGCGGTGTCCATATCATAAAAACAAGTGTACCATTCATCATTTCCCCAATTTCTAATGGTTAAGTTCTTACACATTGAATCAACCATTCCAAAAACAAGAGCTATCATATAATAGCTTATGGCATTATCCCAATTTAACTTTCTATCACAAGCTTCGAAATTATAATAAGCGTTTTTGTCTTGTCTGTAAAATTCACCTGGAATTGGAACAAATGTTTGTCCTGTTGAATCCATAGTGTATTTTTGAACATCACTTAAAACCATATTCGCCATTTGCGAATAAAATTCTTTTACTTTATTATAAGAAGCTTGTTCGTCAGTTGGTCTTGAAGAATAAGCCGTGTCAGCCATAAATTTTATTATTGATGGGTCGTCTTGTTGAAAAGCTCCTTGAGATGAACTATTTTGGTTTATTTCCATTGAATAAACGCCTTCTTTTGTTCCACTATTCCAATAATCTTCTTTAAGAGTGTAATTAGTAACCACACTTGGACCATCTACATTTTCTTTTTCATAATCAATTAATAACTTAAGTCCTAGGTTATTATAAGCATAACGTCCTAAGTTAAAGTTATAAATTCCCATAAATTGTGCTTGTTGAGTATTTCCGTTTTTATCGGGTGCGAATCTTATAAAAAGCAAAACTGGGAAACCTTCTGATGTATGTTTAAATTTAGATCGTATTTTTTCTGCTTGTTCTTCTCCACCCCAAACTTCATTACCAAGTCTCATTGGTGGTGTTGCATCGAATGGCTCAATAGCTTTTCCATCTGTTCCTGTTGCCCAACCATTAATTATTCTTCCAATAACAACATTGTTTACATGGGCAGAATCCATAACATCTGCTTTTAATGTAAATTCGTTTTCTGGTAGCCATTCATCATTAGGAGTAAATAACAAAGGATCTCCCGATGCATTTTTATTTCCTAAATATATTTCATAATTTTTAGAATTATAAGAAAGAGAAGATGTGCCTTGTAATCCAACTCTTACACCATTAGTTGAAGCTACACCATCAGGAGTTGCTATTATCGCTTTACCGTTGGCGTCTTGATATGTTATACGACAACCAAACGTTGCTTTCATCACCGTGTTTTTATCTGCCGCTGAGAATACAGCTGTAGAATAAGGCTCAAAAAGTGTTGAACTATTGCTTGTTTCTTCAATTAAAACCAAAGGATATGGAGTGTTAATTTCCATTTGATCAATTAGTTTGTTATACAATTGATCACCAGAAAGAAAATCTCCTTTTCCATTGTTTAAATCCTTATCCCAAATTATACAATTACCCGCTGCGTCAAATAGATTTTTAATTCTTAATTCAGAATCTAAAGTTGGATCAACAGCCGAATTTATAAGTTGAGCTTGTAAAGTTGCGCTAATGTAATTTTGAGTTATTGCAAAGTCACTTTGACTGGAAGTATAAATCTTTATATCAAAGAATTTTACTCCACAATAATTGGAAGTTATATTATTAGAAAATCTCGCTCCTAAATAAAGATCGGTTCCAAAAGTCCAATCTATGTCGTCAGTATTAACACGTGTAACAGCAGACATTACACCATTAATAAAGATCTTAAAATACCATCCACCGGAAACATAACTTACGTCAAGATCAACTGTTACAAGTGTACTTACTGGAAGTTTGCAAGTAATAACACCTGCAGAACCAATCTTACATGTTACAAGTTCAGACGATATTTCATAACCAGTTTTAATTTCTCCGTTTTCATATTTAGCTAAAGATAAAACGACATCTTCATTTGTTCCGTTTTCATTAGTTTTAAATGTTGTTGAAATATTAAAACCAGAACTTGTAAAAATACTTGAACCAGTAGAAATTTCTTGATTAGGGAATAACTTTTCACCAATATTTATTGTTCCGTAAGATTCACCAGAAAAAGCAATTGCAGGTGTTGCAGTTGAACCTTCACCAGACATTATAAATCCAGATGTTGTACCGTTTACTTTATAAGCGGTTAAATCAACACCATTTGGGAATTTAGACTTAAAACCTCCGTTATATTCAAAAGCTCCAGAAGTTTTAAGTTTATAATTCCAAGTTCCAGTTGTATTATTAGGAAAACCAGTTACTCTTGAAAAATAAGCCAATAAAGTTTGCATATCATTATTGGCGTATATATCTACACTTTCAATTTCTGTTATTATACAATAAGCGTATTTTGTAAATTGAGCTGCTTTATCCGAAGGGTCATTAACAGCAGAACCAAAAAGAGTTATTCTTAAATATTCAGAACTTCCCGTTGGTTCAAATTCAACTGTTGATAAATTGAAACGTTCAGTAACGCCTTTTGTAATATTATTTTTTACTCCTTCAGTAATTAATATTACATCGTCATTATCAAGACTCATGCGTTCAACTTTAAATTCAATGTTAAATGTTGAATAAGCAGTTAAACCACAAGATAAATAATAATCAAAAGCTAATTGCGAGCCTTGAGCATAAGAAGTTAATTCAGAGATATTTTCAGCTGTTGGTTCATCTTCTGTTATATCATCAACTACAATAACAAGATTGTTACCATCAGCAACTGTAATATCAAAACTTATTATATTAGAAGTTAAATTTTCATTATTTAATATTGTACTAGCAGAAGCTTTAAAATTGAATTTTTGACCCGATCTTGGGGTAAAATGTCCACTATTAAACAATAAATCTCTAGCATTATAATTAATCATTCGAGTTGGAGTTGTAATGTTAGTTATACTCTCAACTTCTATATTATTAATTTTTAAGCTAAAACTAGCTGGAGATCCAGAAATTGAATTTGAAACAGTAAAATTTAAAGAAACCTCAGAAACAGCTCCCATATACATTGTTTTACTTGGGATGTTGTCAATCTCAAGTTTAATAGCTCCTGCTATAACTTTAATCCATACAGGTTGCGCATAAATGTTGTCGTTATCATATGCTGAAATTTCAATATTAGCTGTTCCATCTAAACCTGTAAGAGTAATTGATGTTTGAGTCATTGAATACATTTTAAATGTTCCAATGATTTTATTTGTGCTTGTATTTTTAGCAGTAACAGTAAATGATTTTTTAGAACCACCACTATTAATATACAAATCTAAACTAACACTTGACGTTGACGTGTAAACGGTATCGCCATTTATAACTGTAATTGTGTAATTAGTACCTGATCCAGAACCACCAGAACCACTACCAGATCCACCAGAACCAGAACCTGTGCCTTTATTTTTATAAAGCCAAATTACGTTTTGTTCAAGAGTAGTTAATCGCTCGTCAACTTGAGTGAAAGCTTCTGAAACAGAAACTGAACCCCCGGTTTCTGAAGTAAAACCGGGGTTGATTAGTTCTATACTGTCCGCTTCGTTTGAAGCGGTGACCATCCATTTTTTGTTTTGATGATCGTAATTTTTAATTTTCATTTTATAATGTATGTTCTACAATTATATTGTCTGTTGACTGAGCCCAAGAGCCAGTTGCTATATTATGGCTTCCATTTCCACCTACTATTTCAAGATCATTTAAGCTTACAGGTGTAAGATATTTCCAAGCAGGCCATGTTCCATCAGTATTTGCTTTTTGTTGAATTTTAAATGACTTTCCAATTATTCTTCTACGTATATTTGTTTTTGCATTTTTATTTTCAACTTCGTTTCCTTCTCCAATATCCCAAATTATATAATTAGGGAATTTTTGATCATTGTTACATTCTACTTTAGCAGTTCCAGATTCTACTTTTTGACTACTTACTGGATAATAACCAAGAAGCCAAGGTATATTTTGAGCTGGAAGTTCTTTATTAGAAACTAATTTATAACCGCAAGCTTGAGTCATTGCATATTTAACCCAACCTTTGTCTTTATTAGTTGAAATTCTAACACATGCTTTGGACATATCAGGAAGTGCTTTGTACCATTCCGCTTCTTCTCCTAATGGTTCATAAACAAAAGGTCGCATTGTGTCTTCTATGTCGTCATGTATTAAACGACTATTTGAATAAGTGTGTTTATGACCACATAAACAAAGTTTAAAATCGTAATCTTGTAAAAACTTACTAAAGAAATAAGATCCAACAGTGTTTAAATGGGAACCACCGCGTTTTTGAGAATTATTAATTTTTCCTTCGTTGTAATAATCAACCATTAGTTGAGCCGTTAAAATAGTAAATGGCGCTTCATGACAAAAAGCAACTCTCCAATTTATACTATCATTTTTGTTTATTCTTTCAGCTGATCTTTTACACCAAGTTTCCAAATTAGAGTAAACATTCGTTCCGTCTCCGTCTCCGTAAAGCTCTTTTCTTGCTGTATCGGTAATCTCTGAGTTTATACTTAAAAAGTAAGTATCACCAATTATAAAATCATAAGTGCAAGGAATATAAATTCCAGCTGCGGAAGTTGGGATTTCGTAAGGATGTTCAAATGTAAAGAAATAAGTTGCATTAATTGGATTTGTCTTGTCTGCGTCAGCACCACGTCCTAATTCATAAGCATTTACTGGGCAAAGATCATTGTTTCCTATGCTGAACATTTGTTCTTTATTATCAAAAATCATTTCTCCATTTTTGAAATAATCTACCCATTCATTAATTCTGTTTCCATTTTGTGTTGCATCACCAACATTTATTACAAAATCAAAAGGATTTTCTTTGTCATTATTGATTACTTCATTACAAAGCCTCATCATTTCGTACTCTTCCGTAGTGAATCCTTGTTGATCCGAAAATTGAAGAAATCTTACTCCTTTATTTGTTACATAACTACGATTTCTTAAAGTAAATTGTTTTGTATTAGTCCAAGCTCCTTCTCGTCCTACTCTATAACAATAAACTTGTTCATTTTTATTTTCTAATTCTGGAAAATCAATAATTAATTTGTGCACTGTAAATGCTGTGCCATCTGTAGTAATGCTTCTTATTCTATTATAAATTGGATTATTCCAATTTTTTTCTGAAGTTCTTTCGTCTCCTTCTTTGAAAGATTCAATAGTTGTTATTGATCCTTCATCTTCTATTTTCCAATATTGCAAGAACTCGTCATAATAACCAACACTTACCCAAGTAAAACAACGTGTTTTGTGTGCATCATAACCAAAAGTACAAGTTACAATATTAGGTGCTCCAGCAGTTAAAAGCTCTTTATTAAAGAAAATTGTTTTATTACTTTTGCTTGCTTTAGGAGAATATTTAACAGCTATTGGATCATTTATAAGATCAACTGCTGTCCAATCATTTTCGTTATTTCTTGCACTTAAAGCTTTTGTTGCTTGACTTACTGGATCCAAATTGTAATATCTACATTGTAAATAATTTTTACCAACTGTTGGATAAGCTGCCAATTCAGCAGGTGCTGCTTTTCCATCAAATTTTCCAAAGCCTACTAAGTCAACATAACCTAAAATAACTTCTGCGTTATTATAAGGAGCAGTTGAAGAAAAACCTTCTTGTGCAAAGTTAGTTCCGCTTGGTTGTCCAGATAAGAACAAAGAGCAGTTAGTACTAAGTTTTATTAATCCATCATCTCCCCATATAGTAGAAGATTTGATGCCTTGTTCAGCGTCTCCGTCTATATCAAGAACAGTTGCATTATAAGTTGATTCTTTAGTCCAATATAAATCCGGTTCCTCAACATGTATTTTTGTTGTGTTTACTTGTTCAACTGAACATTGAGAACCTCTAATCAAAAATGTTGATCCTGATTTAATAGTTCCAGTTAAAGGTAAGGTTACCCAATCTCCGCTTGAATTATTGGTATAATGTAAAAATAAACCACACAAATTCAAATCTTTTGTAGTCAAATTTGCAAGTTCTACGAAATTATGAGAAACTGGACAATAACTCAAAGAATCGTTTTCGTCTCCACAATAAACACTATTAATGTATATCTGAGGATTTCCACTATTAGCGTATGTTTTATCAATTGGGAAGTAAAGTGATTTATAATAACCAGAAGTTCCTGCTGTCTGGTTCATTGCTGCTAATAAGTTAGTATCAAGTTTTGTGTTTCTTACTTTCAAGCCGCTTTCATCAACACTTAGTTTAAAAGAATTTTTGCCTGAAATATCGGACATCTCAATACCAACAATTTTCGTTTTACCTCCTAAAATTTCAGTTAAAATTCCTTCCATTTCTTCGTCTGTTGGTGTGTTTGGTAAATCTGGAACATCTGGTAATTCTCCACTTCCTGTTCCTAACATTACGAGTTCATCTGTTAATGGGTTTTTTGTAAACAAAGCGTCTATATCGTAACAATATACAAGTTCACCATGCAATATTAAATCTTTTTTAGAATATAACTCAGCATATGTTCCACGCTTCATACATAAAGCACCCGCTATTAAATTATCTTCTGGTTCTAATCCTTCATTATTTAATGGAGAAACTCCTTCTCCTGTTAAATACTCTTTGGTTTTAGTTACTTTTCCAAAGTCTAATTGATCATTAATCAAAAAATTTAATCTTTCAACTTCACGCTGTAATATACTAACAGTTTTTAAAAGAGAGTTTATAACGTCATTTTCTGTTGTAATATTATTTACGCTTGTATCAATCCAAAGACCGTTTTTATCTTCTGGCTCTTTATCTTGAATATAAATTCTGTTTGTAGGAGACCATAAATTACCATTAAAGAAAACTAACTTGTCTTCATCTATAATATAAGCTACAGCTCCCACTGTTTCGATATTTTCTAGATCATCCGCTGTTTCTACAACAGAAACTCCACCACCTCCTGTGTTTATTATTGTATTATTACTGCCAACCTTAAATTCAGACCAAGTATTATCTAAATATTGATAAATTTTTTTATTTTCCAATATAAAACACAACATACCAGATCTTAATTTTTCTGGGTTTATCTCTTCACGTTCGGCTAAAGTTTCTAATTGAATATAACCACCTTTTAGATCGTTAACATCTGCAAGTGGAAAATTTAAATTATTAATTGGTTTGATCTGAGAAATTACTTCAATATATTTTCCCATAATATATAAACAAATAAAGGCCAGAGCGTAAACTCCAGCCTTTTATTATTTTGTGGTGCAAGTTTAAGCCACAAATACATGCTCCAAATATTCTAAAAATTCTGTTGCAGGTATCGTTTGATTATTAATTTTTACATCATCCGTCATTATTCCTACAATTTCGTTGAACTCTTTTTCAGTTAAACTTTTTTCAAATTCTACTTCTTCAGCCTTTCTTTGTGCTTCATAAGTTAAAATGCTATCGTTAAGTTCATTTATTACTTCTTTAAGTCTTGTTTCTTCTTCTTCTGTTCTTTCTTGCTTACTTTGTAAAGCATCGTATTCATCAGTTTTAATTCCAGAAATGAATTCTTGAACGTCTTCAACAAATGCTTTTTTAATTTTTCCAAGAGAAATTCTAAGATCCATTACTTTTACTTTTGTTTCTTTAGATAAAGAACCATCTTTAGTTGCTAATGGAACTTGAGAAATTAAATTGTACTTTTCTAGTCCTTCGTTAATTGTCATTGTCATTTTCATTTATTTTTTATGTCTTAAACTGTCGCGTAATTTTCAAGAATTCTTTTTCCTTCAATTCTTACATCTTCCATGAACTCTTCAGTAACTACACCATTAGATACTGAGTAATTATTCAATCCTTCTTTATTAATTGAACCGGAAACCCAAGCTCCATTTTTAGTTGTGAAGTTAAAATCAACAGCAGTTGGAGCTACGCTGTTTTGAACAGTAAAGCTAAAATTAACTTCTACACCATTAATCGTTCTTGTGCCATGAGCACTAATGTTTCTGGAAAATTTTTCTATTGCCATAATTTATTTTATGAATTAATATTTATAATGATACAAAGATAAAAAATTAATTTTATAATTGCAAACTTTTTTATGTTATTATAAAAATTTCAAGTATAAACTCTGTATTGGCATTATCTCCACCACTTCGAGAGTCAACGCTGAATTTTGTCTCTGCTCTATCATAAGTTAAAGCGTAACGTTTAGATCCATACGGCCATACGTGAATCATTAAGTTGGTACTATCAAATCCTACGCCTACTTTTGTTTTAAATGTAGTATGTGTTAGTGTTAATTTACCAGTTGATGATGAATAAGTAAATCCTGAGTGCAAACTAAACGGATCCTGATAAGCTACTCTAATAGAAGTATCACCAGTTGCCCATCTTCCTCTATAAACTAACGTAGGCACTGGGCACTCTGTTGTGCCGTTTACTTTTCTCCAGTAACACCCACCCATTGATATAAACTTAGGTGCTGTTATTGTTCCAGTTGCAGAATCTCCTGCTTTTAGTAAATACTCGCTATGTGTGTGACTTTTATCAGCGTAATTGTGAGTATGATTTGCTGCTGCACAATAATTAGACCAGTTGTTACTGTCTAAAACTTTATACCAGCCATAATTGGTACCATTGTTGATATAGCGCCAATACATGCCGTTTGTATGATTTAACGCTACTGCAATATCTGCATAATAACCTGCAGAATTAGCGTGGTTCATTCTTATTATATGATACCAGTTGCTGGTTGGTGTATTATTAGCATTTGCTGCGTTTCCAGCTGTTCCTGATATATTGAAATACTGTAAACCAGAAGCTCCGTAAGTCAACGCTGAATTAGGAGTTAGCATATCAGCATATGTTGCATTGCTAATAGTAACACTTCTTGCTTGTCCAGCAATTGTTGCACTTAATGTTTTTCCTGAAACAGAAAAAGCACTAAAAATACTTGACGCTGTGCATGCAGTAGGAGTTCCTGCGTTTATATAAACAGGAAGTGTTGCCGAACCTACAGTTGCAGTTCCAACTTTATTAGCAACAGCCACTGTTGAACTAGTAAATGCGATCGCATTCCAACCTGTCGTAGTATTTAGAGCTGTATTGTTAAAAAATCTATGATATAGGCAACCGTTACTTGAAAATCCTAATTGGTGATAATAGTTGCCGCTATGAGTGTTTAATGTAAGTATTCCATTAGCATTATTAGCAACAGTAAATAAACCCGCTGTTCCACTGCTTACATTAAAATAATATCTAAATTGACCAGCACCAGGTGTTTCTGTTACACTAGCCACATTTGTACCTCTAAGTCTTAAAGCTTCAGTAGCATAGCTTATCCCAAGTGTTCTATTTTGTCCAGCAACTGTAACACTTAAATTATCGCCAGACATTGCAAGACCGCTAAATACGCTAGATGCTGTACAAGCTGTAGGTGTACCAGCGTTTAAGTACATAGGCAATGTTGCAGAGCCAACTGTAGCAGTTCCTAATTTATTTGCAACAGCTACGGTGCTATCTGTAAATGCAACAGTTTTCCAAGAACCCCAAGCTCCAGCATTTATTCGTTGTCTTAAACGCAAAGAAAGATCAGTTCCAAATCCTAATTGATGAATCCAATGACCATCTGTTCCTGGAGATGGAGAAGTTCTAGTTGAAATTGTAAGTAAGTTTCCATAATCGCAAGGTCTATTTGTAGCAGAAGCTCCCCAATAAGTCAAACCATTTCCACTTCCAGCTGCAGAATCTAAACTGCTAATTTCTCCATTAGAAGTAAGCCATGATGATTTAGTAGCTGTTGTTGCATTTCCAGTAATACTTATTCCCCAAGTTCCAGAAGCTCCAGAACCAGTTTTAGTTGGTGCATAATTGTTGTAGTTATGGCTAGTTAAGAATGAAGCCCAAGCTGTAGTTCTGTTTGCATCAATAGTTTTTCTAAAGTAAATATCACTATTAGCTTCATATCTGGTTTTTAACTGTAAAGCTGAACAAGAACCTCCATTTCTAGCTAAATTTACAAATAATTCAGAATGACTAGTTCTGTTTATACTATAAACACCGGAAGAATAATTAGCGTAACCTGTTGATCCAGAAACAGTTAGGTCGTTATCAATAAAAGCTAATGGAATATCGCCTCTGTTTTGTCTAAAAAATACAGACTCGGAATTTCCGCCAAGTTGATTTGAATTAGTAGCGGTTCCGCTAAACGTTGTTGCAGTTATCGTTCCGTTACTTGGGTTTACATAGAAGTTGTTGCTTTTGTATAATTGGTTAGCTGTTGCAGTGCTATTAGCTGTTTGATTTGTCCAAACGATCGGATAATTAATATTATTGCCCGTATGATAATTAACAATAACATTAGTTGCATTTGTAGCGTTGGTTGCATTGGTAGCTGCTGATACAGTGTCAGTTGTATTAGCGAGACGCTTCCAGTTAGGTGAATATCCAGAACCGTGGTTTCTGTAAATAAATACAGCGTTAGCTACGCAAGAGGCTGAACCAACAGCTGGTGCAGTTGTAATTTTTATTTCATAAACTGTTGTAGAATCGCAAGTATATTCAATTGTAACACCCGCAAAATGTATTCCACCACAACCAGTTTCATCATTACTCATCAAATCGTTCCCAGCATAACTCCAAGTTGTACGCCAGATTAATTTCTTATAACTTCCAGCTACAGATTGAATTTTCGATACAAGTTGAGCGGTTGTGATTGAGGCTTGAGAAGATCCAACCATTAACGCTCCGTAATAATACCTAGGAATCAAAAGATAACTATAACCGTTTAATTGATCAGCGGTTGTTGCTTTAGTTGCTGTTCCGCTGAAAGTTCCAGCATAAACCGTACCTGAGAAATAACCATTCTTCCAATAAGCAGAAGTTGAACCTAAATCAAGAAGCTTATTCGCTGCATCAAAAGGTTTAAATGTTGTTGGATTTAACACAACAGAAGTTGTGTCAGTGTTATTTCTTTTTAAATATATATCACCATTTACAGATTGAAGTTCTAAAGTTGCATTTCCTTTTATTGCTCCCGTAATCGTTCCACCACTTAACGGCAAATAACTTCCAGGAGTGAAATTTCTTGTTGTCCAGACATAATTTGTCTGAGTTGCAGTTACATTGCTAAATGAAGTTGAGAAGTTAACATCCCAAGTTCCAGATAAATTGCTATATGTTCCATTGTGGCCAATCATCACATTTCTAACTTGAACTTGTGGATATGCCCAAGTAGAAGTTGTTTCTCCGATGTATATGCAGAATCTAGAATCAACATAACCACCCCTTACTGTATGATTAGCTCCATAAACCGTAAACGTTGGCTGATGAGCCCAAGTATTCCCTGATGTATAAGTATAACCGCATACATGAACAGAAAATGAAGAATTAGTAACATAATTAAACACATCAACCCAGAAAGACACCATAGCGTTTCCTTGGCCTGATGGCAATTTTATTGTGATTGCACCTGTTGCGCTACTGCTAGTTGTTCTAAAACCGCCACCTTGTGGATATACTAAATAATTGCTAGCATAACCAAGAGATCCCGAAAGATGAGTTCTTCCTGCAACATTTAGAGTTGAACCTAAAGTCATTTCACCTGTAAACCTTCCAGTTCCTCTTACATCTAAAGTATAATTTGGAACATCAAAAGAGCCACCAATAATAACAGAACCAGTTCGTGAAACTCCGTTTGCATCTTTATTTGCATAATCTCCAGTTGGATTTATAGCTAACCATCCACTGCTTGAAATACTATTACCTTTTACTTGAATAATACCCATGCTGTTTTTGGCTGTACTATCGAATGGTTGAGAAACTGCCATTGCAATTTTCCATGTATTATCCTTTCTTCCAACTTGAAATGGCGAATTGTGTTGGTTGTTATACCATGACGAAATGCTAGTAATTGCTAAATCAGATTCAAATTGTGAAATCCCAGTTGTTGTTATTCCTGAATCAGCGTTTAATTTCCCAGTAAACCTTCCAGTTCCTGCAACATCAAGTTTATAAGATGGAGCTGTTGTTCCGATACCTACGTCTCCAGAAGTTAAAATTCGCATTCCAGTTTCAGTTCCATTATATCTGAAATGTAATGCTCCAGAATTAAAATCTGATTTAGTTCCGATATCCCAAAAATTAGAACCATTGCTCATTCTAATATAACTCCACTTTCCAGTTGGCGTTCCTATCTGAAGTGCAGGGGTTTCTCCTGTTCCATTTATAACTTGCCTGGTGGTATATAATAAATCGCTAAAATTTCCAGTACCTTTAACATCCAGTTTATAAGCTGGGCTTGCTGTGCCGATGCCAACATTGCCGCTATTAGTTACTGTGATATCATAAGCTCCTGTTCCCTTGTATATAATGAAATTGTCAGCTGTATCAGCTCCAGCTATCCATTGTTTGCCAGTTCCATTATTAGATAAAAATCTAGCCGTAGCGTTTCCGCTAGAATTAGTATTTTTAACTATAATTTGTGGAAAATTTGTAGAATTAATACTTAAAACTCCATCCACATTACCGCTACCGTCGAAACTCTGCCCCCAGATTGTACGTGAGTTTTGCAGTTTGGTTGCTGTACCAGCGTTGCCAGTAACATTGGTTTTTAATATCGTAGAAGTTGTTAAATCAGTTAAAGTGTAACTGCTAACATCTTTTACAAGTATAGGTTCAAACGTTGAGGATATGTTGCCTTGGTTAGTTGTACTATTCCCAATTACGGTAACAAATCTCTGGCTAGTTGAAGCAAAGTATAAGCATATATATTGAACGCTATTGTATGTTATAAGACACAATTTAGTTCCAGTACAAGCTCCAGCGCCTACTTCTTCTTGATAGAAAGAGCCAATGTTGCTCGTATAATTACCGCCACAATTAACATGAGTTACTCCTTGTCCGTGCCAAGCTCCAGAAGAGCCACGCCTTACTATAACTCTTCCAGCAAAGAAAGAACCAGTTGCAGCAGTTGTTCCATCAACGGCTTTAGCTAGTATTACAGCAAATGGTTTACTATCAGTTGAACCGCCAAGATACCAAGTACGCTCGAAATTCCAAGATTGCAATCCGTTAAACGTTCCAGTTAAATTACCAGTAAGGGTTGAATCAGTGAATGCTATCTGCTTCCAAGCTCTTGTATTATTAAGAGTAACCCCATTGAATGCTCTTTGATATATATTGCCATCAGCAGAGAATCCAAGTTGATGATGATAAGCTCCACTGTGAGTATTTAACGTAAGCAATCCGTTTGCATTGTTTATTACAGGAAATATTCCAGTTGTCGCTTGTGGAACAGCGTAATAATATTTAAACTGCCCTCCAGTGAGTTGAGTTGCAAGCCTGTCATTATCAACCATATCGTAACCAGCTTGTCCTTTTAATAAACTAGCACTAATAGCGTTACCTGAAAACGTCGTAGCATTAACTGTTCCGCTGAAATAAGCGTCTTTGAATTTGTTGTTCTCATCGCCAATACAAGCGTTGCTAACCCATCCTCCATTAGGTAGTATGCACTTGTTGGATTCTCTAAGGAATATTCCTTGCCCTACACCTGTATTATTTGCGTATGTGTAAAGAGCTAAGATGGCATTTGTATTTGAGGTTTTGTTATTGGCTATAATACGGAATATGTCATTACTGGAACGTATATCTCCGCTTAATGTTCCCCCTATTAATTGCAAGTATTTAGAACTTAGAGCAGTGCCGTTTTCGCTGAAGGAGTTAGCATAAACTATTCCGCTGAAATAAGCATCCTTGAATTTAGTACTACTTGTTCCAATGTCTATTTTACTTGCTCCGCTAGTTAACGCTCTAACTGTGCCACCTTCTACTACTACAGCTTTTGATAAATCATTATTAGGAATTAACCCAACAGCAGCCGAAGATTTGAGGTAAAAATTACCATTGTTAGAAATAATATTCGGTTTATCAGTTGCACCTGCGAATGTAGTTATCGCACCTGTCATTGTTCCACCTGACAATGGAAGATAATTGGAGAGATCAACGCTTGTACTTAACCAAGGAACATTAACTGCTAAATTTCCGTTACTGTCTCTTTGTACAGCATAAAGTCTGTTAGCATCTGTTCCTTTTATATAACTAGCAACAACTGTTGCTTGTGTTTCATCTTTTAAATTAGCACTAATTGTTGAATCGCTAATTTTTAATCCAGCTCCTGCTGTATATTTAAATATTGCATCACTAGGAACAGATTTAGCGATTGAAAAACCAGAATCTTTAATTATTTTTCCAGTTGTTCCATTAAATATAGGAATATTCCCATTTATAGCACTTGTTGGTCCAGTTACTGCTCCATCTATGTTAGCTTGAACAACTGTCCAAGTTGGAGTACTTGCTGTTGCTATTATAATATCTCCAACTTCGCAGTTTTGGTTAGCATATATTCCAGCAGTTTTTACTACGTAAACATCACCTGTTGAAACGTTACTTAATGGAAGACTTGAAACATCACCACCTGCACCAACTGTTCCTTTAAAAGACATTGAACCAGAAATTCCAGCAATAGCAGAATTTATAGTGGATTTTACGTATTCAAGATTAGCAATTTTCTTTTTGTTAGAATCAGAATACGTTTGAGTTGTAACATCTTTTAATAAAATTTCTTCAGCACTTAAATTGTCAACGTTAGATAATCCAACATTTGTTTTATCTAATGTTACAGCTCCAGTTTTTCCAGCAACACTAGTTACTGGAGAAGAAGAAGTAATAATAATTCTTCCTTCTTTATCTTTAGTTACTCCAGTATAACCAGCACCTCTAATATTAATTGAACTTCTAACAGTTGAATTTTCAATTAAGTTTAATCTTACTTGTTCATTAGCAATTGCAGTTGTTGGTGTTGTTTGTGCAGTTGCAGAATCTGCAACTATAAGATCGCTTACATAATGCGTATCAGATATCATATTACCAGCAACTGGTACTCCATCTTTAAAATAAACAGGAGTTAATGCATTTCCTGTATCTGCAATTTCTAATTTATTTGCAGCCGTAGCTGTTCCAGTTTTACTTAAATATTCACCTATCTTGGCATAAAGGCCTTTGCCATTAATAGATCCAAGCCAAGTTGAAGATGAAGTCACCGTTGGAGTATTATTTGGTAATTCAACGGTGTTGTATAATTTTCCGTCAGCGTAAATTTCTAAAGCGTCTTCAATAAAAGTAATTGACTTTTTAGGTATACTTTCTTTGTTCTTTTCAAAAGCAGCTTTAGTTTTTGCTGTAATAAATTTTATTTTGCTATCCATCTCATAGTTATTAAAAAATTTGCTTTCGCAAATTTAATGAAATTTTTTGATAATTTCAAACTTTAAAAACAAAAAAAGGCTAACAACCGTTGTTGTTAACCTTGAAAATATTTTTAAGATATTTCGTACCAAGCTAAATCTACGTTACCATCTGTTCCAGAAAAAGCACCACTAAATTTTAATGCTTTATCACCAACGCTTGTTCCTGCAACTGTTACACCACGCCAAGAGTTAATCCAAGGAACATCAACAAAAGCTAAACCGCTAGAATCTGTTTTAATTTCATAACTTCCGCCATTATAATTTACATTAGTTCCAGGAGTTGTTTTATCAGCGCTTGCATCAGCAACAAGAATACCTCCTAACTCATTAGTTAAAGCTCTTGTAATATTTATTGTTTTACCAACAACAGAGATACCTTCTCCGCTAGTATATGTTGTGTCCTCATCAGTCCAAGGAACATTAACCCAAGCTTTGCCTTGAGCGTCAACATAAATCGCATAATCTCTATTATTATTATTCCTTGTTTGTTTAACATCAGCTTTAATTAAACCAGCTTTACTTGCTGTTGCGATTTCATAAGTTGTATCTTTAATTGTAACCGATTTTGAAGTTACTTTATTAATACGTCCTTTTGAATCAGCTTCTATAGATTCAACAACAGTAAATGTTCCGTTTTCGTTTACATTAACACCAGAAGCTCCAGTTACAGATTTTCCAGCAAGACCAATTTGAGTTCCGTTAATCTCAATTTCACCAGCAACACCAGTAAATGACACGCTCGATAAATCAACATTTACAAAAGCACGGCCTGAACTGTCAAGTTCAACTGGAGTTCCTGTTTTAGCTCCAAGCTTGATTCCTCCGTGTTCTGTACTTGATGCTTGATTTATTGATACTTGGTGTTTATCGTTTATTGTGATACCTTCACCTCCTGTATATTTAGGAGTTGAAATTGTATATATGCCGTTAGTGTCAGTTACTGTGATATTTTCACCAGCTACTACTTCAACTTGGTTTACCCATCCAGGTTTACCATTAACGATCATTAAAACTTGTCCAGAATTTCCATTAGACAATGTTCCAATTTCTTTTCCACCTCTAGTAATAACTAATGTTCCATCTGAGAACGTATCAGAAGAAATAACGGCACCATCTAAGTTTCCTTGAATTACAGCGAATTTTTGACTTAGTGTTCCAGTGTCACTAATGCATATCAACATATCGCCTGGCTCAACAGCTACACCATTAATCGTGTTTCTACGTTTAGAATTAGACGCAACTTTAAAAGTATAACCAACTTTTAAACCTGTTACATTTTCAAGAGATCCGCCAACTTCAATTTCTATTCCTTTAGCAACAGAAAGAATAGTTAATCCCGTGCTAACAGTACCCGCAAATACTAAAGCATCGTTAGTAGACATTAAACTTTTCGCGTAATTCTTAGCATCTACTATTGCTGCAGATATAGCAAAAGGAGTTGCAGCAACGCCAGCGTCAGAATCACTCGATGATGTGATAGCATCTGATAATTTAACATTACCAAGAACTGATGCTGTAGCAGCTAATTTCGCGTGATCATCAATTTTCTTCTCAACTGAATTTATGTGTGTAGTATTTGAAGATATACTATTTCTTATCTCCTTATCTGCACTTTCAAGATCAGTTATTCTTGTAGAATGAGAAGTTAAAGTATCACCAACATTTATACCATCAATTACTGCTGTAGACGCTGTAATTTTACCACCAGTTGTTAAATCACCACCAGATATTGAAATATCAGAAGTTCCAACATAACCAGTACCTGAGTTTCCAGTTAATAGTTTTCCAGTTTTTGATGTATCTTGAATTTTTACTTTGTCAAATTCAAATGATTTATTAATAACCTTTGTTGTTCTTCCGTGAGAATCTACTTCTACACAAGAAACCTCAACAATACCAGTTGATGGAGTTTCATTGCTTTTTTGAACGTTAACTTTAGCAAGACTAACAGTTACTACACCATTATCTATTGTTGTATCAATTAGCCCTTCTGCTCCTTCCACTTCATGTACAGGAAGCATTATTTCTGCTTCATCTGAACCATGAATTACTTTTAACAAGCCATTTGTAATTTCGACTTTAAGTAATCCTTGTTCAGAACCAGAGTCTACAACACCTTTTATAGCTTTACCATGTGTTACAATGTAACCATCAGCCGTAAAAACAACTGCTTTGTAAATCCCAGAACCAGAAGCGTTCCAGTCAGAGTGTACTTGTTTCAATCTTTCAAAAGATGAAGCGTACACTAATTTTTGGTTATTATATGCCATTTTAAAAAAAATTAAAATTTAAAATTATAAATTAAACCACGCAAGAGAAACGTTCCCGCTTTCATCTATTGCGAAGTCATGAGTTAAGTTTAAATTATTTATATTTTCTCTTTTCTCACCTTGTGAGTCATAACCAGAAATTATCACACCGCCGCTGCTTGTTGTAACATATTTTTTGGCTTCTTGTAGGGCATTATACACCATTAAAGGTGAAGCTGCAATTGCCACTACATCTTCATTTCCATTGTCTTTATTATCACTTGAAGAATTAGGAGCAATAATAACACCATTCTTCCTTTCGAAATTATCCTGAAGCCTTACGTGTCCGTAAAGTTCAGTTGAGGCTCCGCCATATTGCGGTTTATCTGATAAGTGAACTTTAGGAATTGCTGTACCACTAGAATTCCCTTGGAGGACTCCGTCAACAATAATATTTCCTTTAATATGAAGGTTCCCGTCAGAATCAATGCGGACACCTCCATTAACAGCGGATATCCCACCTTTAACTTTTAAATCATGAGTAGCAGTATTTATAGTTACGCCACTTGATTTTATAACTTCTCCAGTTTCAGAATCAAGACTTCCACTAATAGCAGCAAGAATTGGTCTATCTAAGTTTTCATTACTTGTTTTCTGTTCTACTTGATCTCTAATGCTTACTGTTATATTTTCAGCATTGGTTACATGACCAGTTGAATTTACCGTTATTCTAGGAACAACGAATGTTTGTGCTTTTTCAGTTTTTGAACTCTGGCCATAATTTCCAACAATTACTCCAGAAGAAGCATGAGACATTTTTTTTGTTGCTCTATCCCATACTAAAATATCATCAGTTTTTATTTCACCAGATGTTAAAGCAGAAGATGAGAAAACAATTGAATTTCCAGACTTAGAAATTGAAATTCCCGAACCTTGAGTAGAAAAATTGATCGTCTCTGACCCAATAGTCAAAGAAACTTTCCCGTCCTTTTCATTAATACTTACATTTGAATCTCCGCTGTTAAAAAATGTGCCACAAGTGTAAATCTGCTTGGTTGACTCTATAAATATAACAGGATTTAATCCTGGTTTTATTTCTTCAAGCAGTTTATCTAAATTCTTTGCATCCTTTAGATAAATAATCTTGTTTGTTATCATTTCTTAATCATAAATAAGCGTTTCAAGAGAAGCGTCTAATGCCTTAATTGCAGAAGCAACCGTTACATTATTATTTGCTCCTATTTTAATATCTGATGCTAGAATCTCCGGATTATCTAATAAGTTTTTTCCATTAATGGTTACTTTATGGAGTGTTTCTATTGCTTCGGCAACATCTCCTGAAATTTCACCACTTGAAGAAATGGAAACCCATTTTGTTTTGTCTTCCCATTCTTTTTTGCACCTGTCATCATCACCGTTAAAAATTTTTAAAGTGTTATCTGATGTGTCAAGCCAAATATGATAGGGAGTGTTTGGCGTAGATGTTCCACGCCATAAGTTAACTTGTCCGTTGTTAAAATTCATGAAATACTAACAGTTATTTTACCTAATCCTGAATAAAAACTTTTATATTTGAAATATTGCTTATTATCAACAATGACATTGCCTATTAACTCAAAACCACCAACAAATCCATTAACTGAAAAACTGGCAATGTCGTTGTTATATATAAGAATAAATAAATATTCGTCTTTATTTAAAGTTATTGTAAAACTGCTATTAGTAGTTTTTGACATTTTGGAAATGTCGTCTTCAATGCCAAAGTAAACATAATTATTAACAACAGGTGTTGATGGTACAGTTTCTCCGCCTCCAGAACTTGGCGGTATGTAATTATCAAAAGCATTATTTATTAATTCAATTGCTACTTCACGAGCAATTTTAGGTGTAAGTTCTTTTGTAATTTTTGTTGCTATGCTTTCAGCGGTTTTTTCTGTCCATCTAACATTTGCTATCTGACTTTTATTGCAGTAATCGTCAGGATCTGGAGTCATAGGGTATCCTTCTAAAATTGGACTTTGAAGATCAGCTTTTAATTTTAAAGCTTCATGTATAATTTCCCATAAATTAGAGTTTAAAGGATCTCCTATTATATTTTCCCAGTTTATTTTTAAATCTTCTTGAAATTCTACTCCTAAATTTTGCCTGGCAATTTCTTTTTGACATTCTGTTTTTAATTCAGAAAACAAATTTTCAACTTTAAAATTCCCGCTGCCATCATCAACTTTTAAATTATTTTTACAATGGTTCAATATATAAAGCTTCGTTTCATTTTTAACTTGCTTTTCTTTTACCACTTCAAGTTCTGGTAGCGAATTACTGTAAAAGTCAATCATACGCTACAAAGATAATTTTTAGTTTCTAATGCTTCTGGTTGCCATGCGAAAGAGTATGGGTCTAAATAACTAACAACACAAATCTCAGAAGATAAATTCGCGCTTTCGTCTTTTTGTATATAAGTAATTTGTTTTAAGTAATCACTTTTTAAAATGTCATTGTCACTATTAACTATTACATTTCGCATGTAACCATTTAAGTTGTTAATTGGGGAATTAAAAGTGTTGTTGTCACTTTCGCATTTAATGTCAGAATTTTTAATGCCTTTGGCAAAAGTGTTATTTTCACAACCTGCACCAAAAGTGTTATTAAAAACATTGTTTTTAGCTGTAACAAGAAAAACGTTATTATAACAACTTTCTTTTAAAGTATTATTTCTTGTGTAATCATTTAAAGACGCATCAAGTATTTTTCCATTAGTAATAGCAGAAAAAGTGTAAAAATCTTGATAATCACTATTAATGCTTATTTCGTCTTTGTATCTTCTAAACTTTATGTTTTTAAAATCGTAAAATGCAGAATTATTGAAATTGTCTTTTAAATAAGTAATCTTCCCTTTGGAATGTATTTGAACTTCTTTCTTCTCGCCTGTGTTTTCGTCAATTTCGGTTGTTGTATAAAAAACTTCCTTTGTTGGATCATATCTAACTTCCCAATCTTCATGTCCAACAATTATTACATCTCTAAGTATAGTTTCATATGTTGAGGCTGTAATTATAAGTGGCATTTTTTCACTTGGATTTTTTGATCCATCAAGACCCCAAACATCAATTTTTCCATCATGTTTTAATCCTGAGTTATAAATTGTTTGGAAATCACAAATTTTGTATCTTTTAGCTGGAACAAGCATTTTAAATGCAATTAAATTGCAAAGCTCATTATATGTAATTTCAGAAATTACTTTTGGATCTTGATTTTCAGCACCAGAACCAGTGTTGAAAATTTCTTTAATCAATCTTATTTCTTGATCGCTAAGATATCCTGGCTTAGTTATCAAGTCTTTTTTATTGATGTAATTGTCTAGATCCTGAATACATGCAAGCCTGTGTTTATTCATTTTTCAAATATTCAAAAATTGGTTGTGCATTTTTAAGATCTTTTAAGCTTTCCAAAAAGTGAATCTTTCTAATAATATTTGAATAATCGTCCATATAACCAATTTCTGATCTATCCAAAAATTCCTCAAACTCGCTTATTATTAAATCTTTAGTGACAGTCGCAATCATTATATTTTAATATTTTAGGATCACATAATGAATTACAAGTTATCAATCTATCAAGTGTCCTTTGCGCTGCGAAATAATCTCCACGTTCTAAATTATATTTTATTACATTAAGACCCATAAAAATTAAGTCTCGATTGTATTCTTTACCTTTTATTTCGTTAGTTCTACAACCACCCAATAAACCATCAAATATAAATTGATTTGTTTTATTGTAACATTCAATCATGTTGCACATATTAAAAGTTAACTTAGAACTCGAAATAATGGTTGAGTCCTCAAGATCCACAAGATCTGCAAAGTTATCCAAAGATACAATTTTTTTTTCAAATATAAAATTTTTTCCGTCAAAATATATTATATTACTAGGCACAGCTGAAGGATCAGCACTTGTGGTTTCTAACCATTTAGTAGTTGGAATTATGCAATGAATAATTTTATAAACACCATCTAATGGCATATTAAAAATTGAAACATCAACACATAAATCTTCATGATCTATAATCTCATATTGAGAATTTTTGCTGTCAATATTGCCTAATTGATCCAGCTTTAAAAGCAAATTTAATGTCACAGTTTCACTAAACTTATAATTATACTTGCTTAAGAGTAAAAACTCCTCAGAAATGTATTGATCGTCAAGTTCAAGGCCAGTAATGGTTAAACCACACTGACCATGCTTGCTTATTTGAAACTTTGAAATCATACAATATTTTTTATTTCATCGTTTTTATTATTACCATCGTAAAGCTGCAAAACTTCAGCTTGTATCTGTTGTTTTTTAGCTTCTATGTCTTGGTCTTTATAACTCTTTTCGTTTTTAGCCTTGTACCATTCAATTTCGTTCTTTTCTTTTTCAATCTGCATTTTGCTTTGTTCGCCTTGACTTTGTGCTTGTTGCAATTGCTGTTGTGCTTGTTGTAATGCTTGTTGAACTTGTTTTAATTGTTGCTCAAGTTGCATTACTTGTTGCTTAAATTGTGCTGCTTCTCCGTTCTTTTCTTCTTGAGCTTTTAAGCCTAAACGAACAACTGTTTTTAATTCAGTAAGACTTTTTGTGTCTATTGAATCAACCGCTGTTTGAGCATCTATAATGCCAGCTTTTATTAATTCTTGAGTAAAGGCCTTTATTGTCTCAACATCTTTTGTTATTTCTGTTGAATCGTTAACGTGAATGTCAAAGTCAGTTAATGTGTAATATTCAGGAAGAGCTGTAAATATCTGCTGCATTTTATCTCCAAGAATATTAGAACCTATATAACCGTTTTTATAAACTACTTTAGCAATATTTAAACAGTCAGTGAGAATTTCTTTTATTAATGTATCCAAAACTTGGAAATATTGCCTAGTAATAATTGCTGACATTCTAACTCCAACCTCAACATTACTTACGGCGTCGTGTTGTTCAATACCACCTAATCTTTCACGACCAACTCCTGTTATTCCAGAACAAGTGTTTTCTATTGATTGAATCGCTATGTCAAATGCTTGTATAACATCAGCTCTTAAACTATCATCATAACCAGCAAATGTTGTGTTATTATTAAAAACTCTTCCTTCTTGAGAAGTATTAATAATGCCAATGCCTAATTGCTTTTTATAAGCATAAAATTTTTTGATTCTATCTACAATGTCTGCTCCTAAAAAATCAGGAAGCATTGAAACATCCAACCAATCACCTTTTACGCCACTTGAAGATATGACGTTATCTCTGTACCAGTGTAAAATATCGTATTTCAATTCGTGTTACGAGGATTCGCTACTTCCTCTCTCGCGGTTTCCCGCGAAGTTCAGACTATATCATACCATAATTTATATGGCCCCTGTGCTTCGAGATCGCTTGATCCCTACTCTACTTGATTAATTATTCTTTCGATAGTCGTTGAACCTTCCCATTAAGGGCTCGGCTGCTGATAATCCCAAAAGGACGTCCCAGCAATTCTCAGGGTTTACCCAGGACAAATACAATCAATCCTGCAAAGATGCTGTAGCTAATACAAGACTAAATGGCTCTGAATTTCTGTCAGAAAAGAAAATTCCATTAACAGATAAACACGTTTCATTTGGATTTGATATACTACGAACACTTTCAACCTTGCCTATAGGTACATATATATTACCGTTTATTCTTATACCTTCGTATCTGTAAGTTATAAATTCTCCTTTTACTCTTTCTTGATCGAGCCACTCAACTTCGAAAACTTCAAGTAAATTGTTAAGCCTATTTACACCGTCACGATCCATTGGCATTCCTGGCAATGTTTCCATTCCACCAAGAACTCCTGCGAAATCTAATGGATCACCAAATAGTTCGTTACTACGTACATAATAAATATTATTATTTCTTGATGTTCCAATATCAAGTTTTTTAACTTCAGCTATGTTTTCGTCAGACATTAAGTGTCCATATTTATTTAACACTTCATGTTTATTCATATAACGTCTTATAACTGATCTGTAAGAATTTTTTAAATAAACACTATTTGGGTTTCTATCTATGAACGTATGAATAGGATTTAATACTTCAAAATCAAAAGCTTTATTATTAACTGTTTTATGTGTTTTATAATAAGCCGTGCCAGTAATAAACAAATCCTTTGCTAAAATTTGTTTTTTAGTTTCAAAGTCAATTGCTCTTGATTGCATAATATTTTTAATTATATTCTGCGCTGCTATTTCATATTCACTTATGAAATCTTTTTCAATATCACTGGCTAAAGTTGAAAGCTCTTTTTCAATTAACGGATCTGCTGCTGATTGCTGTTGTTGTTCTTGTTGTTGGAATATCTGCAAAATTGAATTATTCAATTTGCTTTTTAAGTTTTTAAATATCCCAGCATTTATTGCTAGTTGTTTATCACGCATCATGCAAGATAACGTCGATTCGTCCTTACATGAAATCTTGGGTTTTGTAGGTATACTCGTATACTCGCCAACTAATGCGTCAATGTGCTTTCTAACTAAAGGTATAAATTCAATTTGTGTTGGAGTTCCTAAGCCGTAATTCTCTTCAAGATGTCTGAACTGTTCTGGATCTCTCTTACAATTGTAATAATTATACGCTTTTATAATTGAACGTTTAGAATAAACTAACTGACTAATTGCTGAATCAATTTGCCTTATTATTTCTTCTTTGTTCATAAGTTTCGTTTTTCTATTCTGTATCCGTCCCAATACTCGACTTTGTCAAATTGACTTGTTCTTATTTGATCTCTAACACATTTTAAGAAATCTTCTTTTGTTCCTTGATAAATAAAACTCCAAGGTCTTTCTCTTCCTCTAAAGTGTAAATTTAACTCATAAGTGCTAGTTTTAGGATCATATTTTACAGAAAGTTCTTTTTTAAAAACTACGCATCGTTCTTCAACAAACATGCGTTTTATTTCATCTTCAATTTCATTTACATCCATCCTTCGCCTAATTCTTGTTTAATTATTTTTTGTCTTATTGGTATTGCTCCAAAATGTTTTCTTCCATCTGGTCCTGTATAATAACCTATATCTCGCCATTCTTTATCTAAACGTGCCACAGATTCAATGGGTGCAGCAAATAGCTCCTCATCGGCTAAGAGACACATCCCAAAGCTGGCCACAATGTCAAATTTACGTTTATTCTCGTATGTGTACTTCATAAGCTCATTGATTACATCTACAAACGCTATACCTTGGTAATAATCATTTATAAACTGCTCTATAAGCTCCAAATAATGTCTAACCACTCCTTCTGTTGGAGGAGCACCAATCATTGTTGTATTTGTTTTTAAATTTGTAATTGTTGCTTTTGGTCTAGTTAAAAAATGATGAAGTTTCTTTTTCTCTCTAGCGTAAGTTATTATATTAGTTCTTGAATTTTCAAGAACACATTTTGCATTGTACCAATCTAACAATCTAAAAGCGTTGTCATAAGCAATGCGTATATCTCTTGGTCTATTTTTATATATTGCAACAATTCGTGGTTCTTGAATTCCACGTTGTCTTCTTAAAATTACTATGCAAAAATCGGAAACGTCCAATTGACCTGTTGAATCGTTCGTTCCTATATCGATTGAGTCTATACCCGCACAATATAAGTTTTTAATAATATTTCCGTTTTCGTCACGTTCTGGTTCCTCTAAAAGTAAAATATCTCCCTCGTGAGCATTTGGCTTCCATATAATGGCATTCTTACCACCTTTGCCATCATCATTTCCTCCCATTAAGAAACCACGTTCTGGTTCTTTAATGATCTTGTGTATAGTTATATTTGCCAACTGTTCAGCAAGTAATATTTGGTTAAATTGATTTTCTCCTTGTCTTACTAATGCTTCATCTGGTGTATAGCAATATTCGGAACAATACTCTAAAAAAGCTTGTGGGTTGTCAAGCTTACTGTTTCGGTTTTTATCGAACCATTCGCGGGCTTTTTCTGTATTTGTTACTCCTCTATCGTCTAGATATTCAAAATGCATTCTATAAGCAGGAATAAAAAATCCAGAATAAATAAACTCATTGGTATTTGTGAAATTATGTAAACATGGCAGACAACCGAAAATGTCAGGGTTATTGAACATTTCAGCTAAACCTTGAAGGGCAAGGCCACTATCACCCAATATGTTATCGTTGAGGCTTTTTATCCTCAACTTCTACAGATTATCCATTCTCTGTAGCTCGGCGTACATTTTCACCTGTTCTAGGTGTCGAACACTCTTGGCTAGATTATATTTGTTCACTAGCTACGCTCTACGGTGGCGCTTAGCCTATTCGCTATCTAAGCGCTTACCTCGGTATTAACATTCCAGTCTCTACCGATTTTGCTCGATTTTACTCTCGAAGATCCCTCTTCGAAGGAGCAGAATTCCTTTTAATAAATAAGAAATATTCTTTACCCGTGCCCCATGCATATCGTGTCCCTGTCTTACGTCCAACTCTGACTACTAGAGCCTCTCCTTGAACCCATGAAGTTTTAAGAACTGGATTTGATCCGCTTTCTTCATAAAATAACCTATGGCAACGATAACCACGAACATTTCTAGGATTATTTGCTACCAAGCCTTTTATTTGAGACATTGAACCGTGTTCTTCTCCATCCTTTGTTTTCATGCTTGCACGTTTCCACATGTCAGCTTCTGAATTTTTAACTTGTCGTAATTGCTTATAACCACCTTGAGTATTTAAATTTAACCAGTTTAATTGTGTAGAGATTTTTTCCCATAATGGCTGTATTTGTTTATCTGTAGCGGCAACTGCTAACATTGTTTTATCTCTTAAAGTTGAATAAGGACAAACACAAAGACTAGCTGCTATTTCTGACCAACCCACCCCACGAGGTTTCAATGCTACGCAGTCTTTACCCAGTTTTTCGCACATCTCTACATAATGGAACCATTCATAATGAACATTAGTAAATGTTGGGAAGTTTTCTACAAGAGTTTTAGGATCAATAAGCCTGTAAAAATTAATAAAAAAATAATTATCACCAGTTATCCTATAGCCGTTTACTTCATAGCCATTAGTGTTTCGCTTGTCTCTTTCTTTCCAGAAATCAGCATAAGCTTTAGAACCTTCGGAAAACTCACAATATTTTTTGGTTTTATTATATCTTATCGCATCCTCTATGAACGGTTCTAAAACGAAATCTAAACCGTTTTCTTCATCTATTGGTCTATATTTAGTCAAGTAATATGACTTGGTCCTATCAAAGAAATTTATTTCATCATTAGGCCCATAATCCCAAGTTATGCCATCTATAACTTCCATTATTTCATTAAATCTCTTCGTCCTGGGGTTGCATCACCTCTTGAACCATTATTTAATACTTCTTGTCCTTTCTTGTACATTAATTCAAGGTCTTTCAAACCTGTTATAACGTCACCAAGATTTTTAATTTCTGCTATAACATCCTTGGCTTTATATATTGGCGCTCCTGTTTGTAAATTTTTCTCAGAAAAATCGACTTCTTCCGTTAAATAATATTCTAGTTTATCAATAACACCACGTGCAGCTTTAATCATTCTAAGGATTCTGTCAGAATCTAAAATTTCTTGATATTTTCTACAAGCAGCCCTGAATACTTCGTCGTCAAATTGTTTTTTAGTTAAACCCGAATCGTCAAGAGCTGTGTTATGAGCTTCTAACTCTGTAAACTGAGAATATGGACTTTTTGGATCCATCTTTAACCATATATAAGCAAGTTCTTTTCTAGCTCTAAGTTTTAGTTTTCCGGTTTTATCTTCTTTGCATTTGTTACGCTCTGTGTCTAATAAAGCTTCAAATTCTTTTATTAAAAATATTTGTGGCTCGTTAATATCTAATGAACCATCACCTGAATTATAAACGAAAAAATCCATAAAATAAAAAAGGGAAGTATTACAAAATACCTCCCCTTGAATTATATTTTTACTAAATCTTTAGTGCTAAAAATAGCTTCTTGTATACATTGCCCAGTAGTAAACCAAATGCATTTAATGCCCTTAAAAGCGTTTTTACTGTTTACTACTTCTTGAACAAGCATTGTTGGAGCATTAGGAAGGGAATGCTTCAAAGTAACAATGTTGCCTGGGATAAAGTATACTTTTTCATCATTTACATTTTCCATCTTTCTTTTAATATTTCTGAGTTGTTAATAACAGCAAGAGCTGATACCTCGTCGATTAAGTAAAAGCCCTTGTCCATAAAAGGGAGAGGTTTTGATCTTTCTTTAAAATAAATCACCTCATCCCCTGGTTTAATATTTTTTACATCTGGACCAACTTCTAGTACCTGAGCGCATCCGATAATCTCTCGTACCTCTTCTCTTTCTCCAGTTTCTGGGTTTATATAAGAACCACCATCAGTTAACAAACCAGCTTTGTTTATGTGTGAAATATAAGGGTTACGTTCGTAAGGAAGAATCATTATTTTAAAGCCAAGTGGCATTATTTCTTTATTTGCCCACATTTCTTTTTTTATTTGTTCTTCTTCTAATAACTCTTCAAAGTTGTTTGTTTCTTGATCAATTGTTGGATTGTAATTATTATCCTCTGTTCCTATAAAAAACTTTCCTGTTTGCTCTTCTCTTATTGACATATTACCATTTATTAATTATACAGTGACTATCTTTTAATGTTGCTTTAGCTGACAGTCTACAACCGCAGCCTCTAACATATCCACTGCGTGAATACGTAGAAATTTCTTCAGTCTCAGGATTAATCCACAAATTTTTATTGCATTTTAATCCAAGAGAAGTTTGTATTCCAAGGGGACACGCTCTGCATATATCTAGCCTCTTATCGGCTAGTTCATCTTTTATATTTTGAATTTTATTGTTAAATTCCTTATAATGTCCTTCGACTATATCTTTAACGTTTATCATTTAATATTTTATAGGCTGACGTTCTTTGTCCCTTTTATCTTTTATTAATTGTTTACGATAATATTTTAACATATCTTTTACTTCTTTTTCAAGATAATTTAACTCATGCGTTGTTTCGTTTCCTTCGTGGTCTATATGATAGATCACTAAACGCTTAATGTTAAATTCAGGTCTTATTTTTTTTAATAAATAAGCATAAGTTGATAACTGCAAGGCATAATGGTTCATGTTACAATCGTCAAGATGGTTTAATGGTGGAAGCATTTTTTGGGTTTTCTTAGTTGTTGGATCGTAACCAGATTTAAATTTAAGCTCTCTTCCAGTTTTGTAATCACCTATTATTATATCTTCTCCATCTTTAACCAAAATGTCTATTTGTCCTGCTATTTTTAAAATATCATCAAATCTATAAGAAATCAAAAATTCTGGATAAATTCCTCTTTCAACGTCTAGTTTCATAAAACCCGGCTCACATTTATACTCACCACTCAACTTTAAAAAATTATATTTCTCGTGTTTCGGGTCGTTATAAAAACCTAGTTCTTTTTCAAGGTGAATTTTAGTTCCACGTTCGCACGCTTTATTTTTGTTTTCTTCCCATGTTGTAATATATCTGTTTTTTACTTCTTGGAATTTTTCAGTTTCAATATCTAAAATTTCTAAAAGTTTATTATCAAATTTTTTTGTTGATAATAAACGTTTTTTAATATCTATTGGAAGATTAGGCCCCAATAAATCAACAAAAGCTTTATAACTACTCCAAAAATCAACGTCAAATTCTGGCGTGAATTTATGAATAAGTGTTGTAACGCTTGTATATTTATCACTAGGGTTTGATTTCTCGAAATAAACGTGGGCCTGTTCATTAAAGCAAACACCGTTGTTTTCTTTTGTTATTTCCATTTTTACATTATTTTTTAATAACGCAAATTTACTAAAAGTTTTATAAATTATCAAGAAGAAATTTAGTTATTAGCTTATAAAAAATAATGCATAAGTTTTGGAGATACAAAGATATAACATTAATTTTGTAATAACCAAATTTATTACAAAAAATTTTAAAAATGAAAATTAAAGACCAATCCCTGGATTTCTCTGGTGTTGAAAATCTAAGAGAAATGATAGAAAAATTCAAAAAAGGTGGTAAGATGGGTAAATGTCCTGATTGCGGAAAAGCTAATTGTACTTGTGAAAAAGGAGAACATGGAATACATATTAAGAAATCTCATGAAGGTTTATTCACTAAGAAAGCCAAAGCTGCTGGGCAAGGTGTACAACAGTACGCAAGTCATGTGTTAGCAAATAAAGATAAATACCCAAGTAGCACAGTAAAACAGGCTGTGTTTGCCAGGAACTTTGGTGGTCACAAATAAAAGCATTATTTATAAAAACGCTTGCTTATGTAATTTTTATTTTTTATATTTGTATAAAATTTAAAAATACATATTATGAGAAAAGGTCAATTTAAAACACAAGTTTGCGATTGTTGCGGAATAGAAAAAAGAAAAAGTATAGAATTTTTCAGAACACAAAATGTAAAAGGCCAAAGCTTTCATTTAACATGTAGAGAATGTGAAGATAAAAGAGATTGGAAAAACGGGAAATTATTATGCCATATATGCGGCGAATATTTAGATCCTGAAGAATTCCAATCGCATTCTGACAACAAGCATAGAGGCAACAGAGATTCTCGTTGTAAAAAATGCAAGCAATCTCAAATGAAAGAAACAAGGAAGTTATATTCAGAAGAGCAAAAATTACATTATCTATCAATTCATAGATATAATGGAGCTAAAGATAGAGCTAAAAAGAAAAATATTCCTTGTGATATAACCGCAGAATATATTAAAGAATTATATAAAAAGCAAAATGGAAAGTGTGCAGTATCTGGAATTGATATGACCCTTAATTTAGATAAAGGGCGTAGTCCTTATAATATATCAATAGACCAGATAAATTCAAAAGGCGGATATACGAAAGACAATGTGCAACTTGTGTGTATGGCTGTTAATCAACTTAAAAGCGATTTTGAAATGAACGATGTGCTTTTTATTTGCAAATCCATCTTAAGTAAAAATAATTAAAAAAGGGAGGTCCTAATTTAGGCCTCCCTTTTTTGTTTTTCTAATTCTTGAATACGTTCACGTAATCTTACATTTTCACTTAAAAGTTCTCTGCATTGCTCCAATGTGCGTTCAATGTATGCTTCATACATTCGCAGATCAGATCTAATTTTAGCTAAAAATTCAATTGCCATTATGTCATTTTTTAAAGAATTACAATTTATCATTTTGGACTCTTTCAAAAAGGACGCCCAAACTTCAGCCAAAAGACTAACTGGTTTTGTTGGTTGGGGTAGTTATATTTTATGCATGTTTCTTTCTTTACATAAAGAAATAGACATGCCAGATGGTTCCGCATTATTGCTTACTCTTGCAACTAGCTTGTTAGGCTTAGATGTTATCGCTGATCAGCTAGGAGGTAAAAAGTAAAAATTATTTGCAAAGATAAAGAATATTGGTTATTTTTGCAAAATAATTTTTAACATTTATAATATGGGATTATTTGATAAAATAAACAATTTTCTTGTTTCAACTGGAAATGAACAACCAAGAAGAACTCCAGCTGAAATTGAAGCTCAAAGGCAGAAGCTTCAAAATAAACAAAATTACGGGTATATATTGCCTTTGCCTTTTGATAGATTTAAATATAAAAAAGGCAGTAATAAACCAATAATAAGTGAACAAACACCAAATGTTACTAAGCCAATAGTTCAAGAATCAACAGCTCAAGTTCCACCAATTATTATTCAGTTTCCAACAGCTAATCAACAACCAGTAAATAATCAACAACCAGTAAATAAACCACAAGTTCAAGCTCAGGAAACAGAAAAACCAGTAAATAAAACTGGAAGAAATAATTTTAATGATTGGTTCAGAGCACAAGTTAAAGCTGGAAATTATAATACAATTCAAGAATGGAACGGCAAAAAGTATCATATTAAATATGGTGACGAGATAATGCACAATAAAGCAATGAATAAAGCATCAACAGGAAGGACAGCGGAGCAATACAGAAGAATTGAGAATAACGAAGATTGGAACGGTGGTGTTTAAATAAGTAAAGGCGAACTAAGATTATTTCTTAGTCCGCCTTTTTTTTGCATCATAAAATAAAACTAAAAAACAAATTATGTTCATAAAGATTGTCCAATACTGCATAAAAGCTTTTGTTGTTGGTATCATTCTATAACTTTTGTTTTATTTTATCAATTAATTTTTTATTGGCACTTATGAATTTATCAAAAAAATTACCAGTGTTTATTACTGAGAAATACATTCCAACCATGAATATATAAATTATTATTAAAAAATTAATTAAAAAAGAGATCATAAAATAAAAAATTATTGGTTAAAAGTTAGATCTTCAGTTATAATTGCACATTCAGTAGTTAAAAATATACCAGCAGTTGATATGGAGTTTTCAAGAACTGTTTTAATAACTTTTGCAGGATCTATAATGCCAGCTTGTTTTAAATCACAAAGTTCACCAGTTTTAGCGTTTATGCCTTGATTATTAAACTCGTAATTGTAAATTTCTAAGCCAGCATTAGTTAATACTTGGTTATTAATTGCTGTTAAGCTATGTGCAATTATATTTAATCCTAGTTGTTCATTGTCTTTTAGTTCAAGATCTTTTAAAGCTTCCAAGCATTGTATATAAGCATAACCACCACCAATAACTACTCCTTCAGAAATTGCAGCTCTAGTTGCATTTAAAGCATCGTCTATGCGATCTTTAATTTCTAATACTTCAAGTTCCGTTAAAGCTCCAACATGTATTACTGCGGCGTTGTTGCTTAATCTAGTTATGCGTTCTTGAAGTTTAGTTATCGCGTGCGGTTCTTGTTCATGTAATAATTGTTCTTGGAGTAAAGCTAGTTTATTAGTTATTGCTTGTTTGTTTCCATGGCCATTAATAATCGTTGTTTCTGTGTTATTAACTATTACTCTATCAGCTGAACCCAAATAATATAAGTTATGTTGTGATTTATAAGAAGTTAAAATTGCCAAGTCTTGGATATTGTCAAACTGATAATCACCAAAACCAGGAGCTTTAACTACACAACATTTAAGCCTAGAAGCTATGTTATTATTTATGAATTGATCTAAACAGTCTGGTTCTATATCCGGAACTATTAAAAGCAAATTATCGTTGTTTTTAACAATATTGTTGAGGGGTTCTATTATGTCTTTAATATCCCTTAGTTTTTCTTTGCAGATAATAATTACTGGGTTTTGAAGATCAGCTGTTTTTTTAACTTTATCATTTATAAAAAATCTTGATAAATAGCCATTACTGAACTTTACTCCTTCCACACGTTCAACTGTTGTTTCTGTATTTTTGCTTAAGTCAACTGTTATAATGCCATTATTGTTTACTAGCTCAAATGCATTAGCTATTAATTGGCCAATTTCAACATCATTATTGGCAGAGATTGTCGCAACGTCTATTAATTGCTGTTTATTAATTATTTTCTCAGAAATTTTATCTATATATTTAATCATAGCACGAAGAGCTTTATTCATGCCATTTTTAATTTCTATTACATTATGGTTGTTGTTTATAATACTAAGTCCTAGATTTATAATTTCACGTGTAAGAATTATTACTGAACTTGAACCATCACCCGCTATGTCACAAGTTTTTTTGCTTGTTTCTTTAAGAATATTAACTCCTAAATTTTGAAATTTATTATTTAAACTTATATTTTTAGCAACAGTTATACCGTCTTTGGTTATATGTTGTTTGTTTCCATCTAAAATAAGCACATTTCGACCCCCAGGTCCTAGTGTCACTTGTACTGCATCAGCTAAAACATTAATGCCGGCTTGTAATTCGGCTTTCGCATCGTCATTAAACTTTATCATATTAAAATTTTTTTTAATTTTTCAAAGATAAAAATTTTTTATTATATTTGCAAGTAAATTTTTATTTTTAAAAGATGAAAAATTGGTTCTATTGTACTTGCTTAGGATGTTATGATATAACAGAAGATGAAGCAAGAAGAAGAATTGAAATGTTGGAAAAAGACGGTGTCCCAACTTTCTTTCCTGGAAAATTAGTTGTGCCTGTTTGTCCAAAAGGCAATTGCGATCCAGAGTTAATAAAACGCAGCGATAGGTTAAGGAGTAAGCAGTGAATGCTTACTCCTTTTTTTGTTTATAATTGAAGACCTCCATTCTTATTGAAGTCCTCTATTGATTCTTGTTCTTTTCTCTTCTTATCTTCTGCTGCTTGTTTCTTTGCTTTATTCTTAAGCATTTTATTCTCTGCCTCAAGCTCTTTAATTCTTTCGTTTTGATGTTTGGTTATTTTTTCTACAACTTTTTTAACGAGCTCATCCTCCATTCCTTCCATTTTCTCCATTTTCTGTTGCAATTCTTTAATCTCGCGTTCGTGCTTTGTTAATATTAAAGCCACGGCTTGTCCATATTTTATAACATCAAAAACTTTATCTCCGTTATCATTAATACTCATAAAGCCAAGATCAAGCATTGATTTTTCACACTTGCTAATTCTTCTTCTATCTATTCCTGTTTTATTTGATAATTCATGTGTTGAATAACTCATAACTCTTGAGCTGTTATCGTCTGATTGCTTGGTGAATTGCTGAGCCACTAACCAATAACGCCTTACATCATCACTAATTTCTTTATTATCTAAAAATTCTGGAGAAAATTTCTCAAAGCTCATGTTTTGTTTTAAAAATACATATCTATTAGATTTTCCTTGTTGAGGAATAATATTTATGTAGCCCTTATTTGCTAAAATATCTATATTTTTTTTAATTGTTGGTGCTGATAAATTAGTCATTTTTTGAATCTTTGAGATTGGTGGTGCACACATTCCAGACGCATTATTATTTCTTATTAAAGCTTGGTAAACGTCAGCTTCATTTGGACCGAGTATATCGTTTTTTTGTTTATCCCCCGGTACTTTGAAAAATTGTTTGTTTTTCTTTTTTGTCATTTTATATGTATTTAATTTGTTATAAATATAATAAAAAATATTTGAACCTACAAAATATTTTTATAGGTCTTTAGTGGTGCATTTTTTGGGGGGGTTGGTGCATTTTTTATATAGGTAGTGGTGCATTTTTTATATAGGTTTTGTGCATTTTTTAAGGGGGTTTGGTACATTTTTTTTCTGAATGTACCTGAAAATCAATAAGTTAAGGGGTTGCTTAGACTTATTAGAAAAAAAATTAGACATAAGGTTAGACTTATTTATCCCTGAAGGAATGGTCGAACGAAAACCCGAAAACTCAAAAACGAAAAAACGCCCCCTCTATAAAACAAAAAAGCCGCTAAAAATTAGCGGCTATAAGTTTTATGTATTTTAAAAATTGTTTTTCTGAAAGATCTTGCTTCATAATATTAATAACTTTATCTACAATAACAATATTTCCTGAAATATAACCTTTGCTTGAATCTATACGATCAATTGATGGCACAACTTCTTCTGAAAATTTTTGACCTGTATAATAACATTTATAATCTTGTTTTATTAACTGATCTTTAATGTCTTGTTCAGTTATTGTATGTTCAGCTTTTTCTCCTTTTCTGTATCTACAATTATACTTAGACGCCATAAATAAAGAATGAGGAATATTGGCTAATTTTCTTTTTAAACGTTCTTCTGTAGATATTTTCTTTTTATTTTTTCTTTGTGCTAATTGCGCCCCTCCTTGATTTATTACTAACCCTTCTATAAATTTAGGTTCAACTATTTTAGATTTTTGAAGAAATTCGAAAAAATCTATTTCTGAATTTTGTTCAAATCTATATTTATTTTGAGCAAAACTAGCAGGTGATGTATTCAATAATTTTGAAATTTTTTTATTAGAAATAAATTCTGTTCCATGATTTAATATAACAACAGCTGCTAGTTCTTTATCATTTTTAGATAATTTATTATCAAATATAAAATCATACACAGGAATTGTTTTATTAACTTTTAATGTTTTATAAAAACCATTTTGGCTTATTTGTATAACATCTCCAGTTTCTTCAAGATATTTCATAACTGATCTGAAACAGTCATCTCCCATGCCTAGGAAATTTTTTACTTCTTCTTTTTTAATGACTGCTAAATTGTTTTTTGTTCTGTAACTAATGTACATTAATAATAATGTTGAATATTTCATGACTTAAAAGATTTTATACAAAAGTAATAAAAAAAATTTAAATAACAAAAAAATTTTATTCAAAAATAATAGAAAAAAAATAAAGTTCTAAAAAATTTTATTCAAAATTTGTTGAATAAAATTTGATTCTCAATAATATTCCCCCTCCGGTTTTTGATAATAAAAAATAAAAATATTTTAATATGTCTACAATTGTTAATAACGCTTTATTTGCTCAAGGAGCAAATAACGTAGAATTAGAAAGTGCAATACAGAAAATGGTTCAAACTGCGAAAGACCGTGCTCATGGTTCGGGTCCAAGAGTAGAGAACGGAGTTTGCATTGAGATTAAGCCTGGAACTATGATGCTTTCTGATGAAGGAAGAGTTCTTGGTACTCTTGTATATACATACCAGAACGGCGACGTTGTTGAATTTGAGAACTATATGGTAGAGAGATTCGCACCAGTAGGTCTTGATGTTAAGACTAAGTTTGACGTTGTACCAGTAAGCATTCAAAAACCAGATGCAGCGATGTTGCAGATTCTTTCTGGAGGTAAGATTAAGATTACTTCTATTAAGCCATGCACAGGTTGGGGTTCAAGAATTGACATGTCAGAAGCTGACTTTATCTGGAGAGAGACTGGTTATAAGAGAAAAGAAGCTGCGGTATTCAACGAGTGGGTAAACGCATAAATAAAAATGGGAGCGCAATTGCGCTCTCATCTCTTTTTTTATGTAGTGGTTATTCATTCACGAATATTTATGTAGTGAGCCTTACTTTGGAGTTAAAGAAAGTTCGATTCTTTCTTAGGGCGCGAATTAAAAAAAAATAAATAATGAAGACAAAGTACGAAAAGCTTTTGGGTTTTGCAGCTCAAATGGTAATAAATAATAATTTAGCTGTAATGGCTGATTTAAAAACAGCTTTAGGAGATAAAGCCAAAGATTCTTCTTCTTATAAGAAGAGAGAAGAAGAGAATGCGAATATATCTAAAGCTTGGTATTCGGAGAATTACGATGAGCTGTATGATATATTAAGAGAACGTCCAGAATGGTTCAATAATAATAACATTTAATCATGAACGCAAAAAAGATAAAAGATGAAATGGATGTTTTATATAAAGTCCGCAAAGAGCTTATCGAAGAAATTCAAGATCTCCAAGAGTCTTACAAAGACTCTGAAGAACTTGAGTTTTACTGTTGGCCAGTTGAGATAGAACTTGACAAAATAGATAGAAAGTTAAAAGTTTTATATGACGAGTTAAACAGTATTAATCATGAAGCTTGACAAGTTCACTAAAGCCGTGCTGATATTATGTGCGGCTTACACTCTTTTTACTTTAATTCGTGCAATAATATAATGTACGCGCGCGAATTATAATAAAAAAAATTAAATTAATTTCAAGTTATGCATTATTTGCGTAACTATTTAAAAATCAATAAAACAACTTAAAAATTAAAAAGATATGATGACAGATTGGGAATTCGAAGAAAGCAAAAAAGAATTAGAAGGGTTCAAAGAACGTTTAAGATATATTCGTAAAATATACGATTTTTACCAAAACCAAGAAGACAAAGAATATAACGGCAAACGTTATGCAGACGTAGTAAAAGAGTATTCACACGAAGAAAGAGAACTTAAACATAAAATAGAACTTTTCGAACTTGGCCATAAATACGAAGAAGAATTAAGAGAAAGATGCAAACAAACAAAGCAGATTTTAAGAGAATATAGCGATATTGTAAACAATCAAAAAGAAGTATTAGATATTTTCAAAAACAATTTTGAACGTAGAAATGAGCTAGGTTGTCGTGTAACAAAAATGAAAACAAAATATAAAGAAGAAGGAATCGAAGAATTAAATAAAAAAGTAAGTAAAAAACATATGTGTTTTTCTTTGAATAATTCTTTTGATTATTGGGATTAATTTTAAGAAATTAAAAGTAACCAATAATATAATGTACGCGCGTGCGCGTATTATAACAAAAAATTTTTAATTAGTTTCAAGTTATGCATTAGTTATGCATAATTTGAAAACTAATTATTAACCAATAAAAAAACAATTAAAAATGAGCATAAATTATAATTTAGAACAACAACTAAAAGATCAAGAATATTTTTTAATTAAAACATACGCAAAGCTTGAAACAATATCTTTTAGTAGTTCAGAATATGAAAAATGGTTTGACGAGTCTATAGAAATACAAAACAACATTAGTCGTTTAAAAAGAGAAATAAGAAAACAACAAGAGCAAGAAATAGAAGAAAGAATAAAAAGAGCTCTTAAAGAAAAAGAAGAAGAATTAAACGAAAGTTGGGGTGTTGATTATATAGCTTTAGAAATTAAATATAAAGAAACTCTTAAAGAAAAAGAAGAAGAATTGCGGAATTTTTATCATAATAGAGAAATTGAATATGAAATGGAAATAGACGCATTAAAAGAAAGTTTCGATAAAGAAAGAAAAGAATTAGAAGAAGATACCGAATATTGGAGTTTTAGATATTTAACATTAGCTAAAGAATATCAAGAACTAAAAGAAAATTTCGATAAAGAGAAAAAAGAACTAAACGAAAACTGGAATAATTATTATACATCTTTAAAAGAAAACTATTCAAACTTAGAAGAAAAGTACAAAAAAGATGTTAAAAATTATCAAAAAGAAATCGCGAGCTATAAGCAGTATATAAAAGAAATGGAACGCGTGATCTCAGTTTTAAAAAGTAATAACCAATGAGAACAAATGTAAAAATTGACGAACTATATCAAGAACTGGAAAAAGAAAGAGAATTTCAGTTCAATTTATATAAGCAATTAGGAGAAAATGCCATTCTTAACGAAGAATGGCTACGCTCCGAAAGCAAGTGTAAGAATATCGACGAACAGTTAGAAGCACTCTATGAAGAAGAATACACGTGTAGATGAATTGTTAAAAAAGCTTAAGCGTAACGCTAAAGTACAAAGCAGTTTAACAAATGTTTTATATGAGCTTAATTGCGAGTTTAACGAAACTTTGGATGAATTGATAAAAGAATTGGACATAGAAAGGCGCATGATTGGTTAAAATTATTTAGAATGATTCTAAATAACAATTAAAGTAAAATTTTACTCTCAACCCACTTCTACGCGTTCTATCTGCAGTTTCTGACGTTTTACGCATTTTGGCCAAAATTCGCGCCAGCGGCGCTGTGCCGACTTTTTTATACGTAACTTATTGAAAATCAACAACTTATGAAAAATTTTGACGTTATAATTTTACTTTCTGGTTATGAAGTCTTAGGAATTTTTGGACATTATGAACCATTTAAAAGAACCAGAAAATACAAAATAAAAATTACTCCAGAAAATAATTCAAAAACAACTACTATTTGGGATTTCCCATGGAAAGGTGCTTGGGTTGATGTTCAAACAGAAGATATCAAACAAAACGCCATAATCCATGGTGAAATGTATACACGAGATTATGATTAAATAATCTCGCTGTCAAGCTTAGAAAGCTTCTGACGAGTCTTTGAAAATTAAGACGAAACAGCGATTATTAATTCAAACCTAGCATTGTAAAGGTAAAATGCATTAAAAATTATGAACATAACAATTATTTTAAAAAACAATTCTTCAAGTAATCCTTGGGATAGGAGAGCTTATGAAACAGTAATTAATCCATTAAATCTTCAAGGCACAGTACACACATTACATGATTTCCATTATGTTGGTAAATATACCAATATATACACAGCAGATGTCTTATCTGGCAAAAAAGAGATAATGGGTGAATGTTACAGTAACAATTATTAAATCATGGTAAATTTTATTTTAAAATTAATCGCAAGTTTAATTGCTTTTATAGCAGTATTTATTCTTTTAATGGTTACAAATGCACCAGTATTTTTAGCTATATTTATAACCATTGTTTATGTTGCTATAATTGCCATTTTATGTGCTGAAAAGAAAAACCAAGAATAAAACACAAAAATTATGAAACAGAAAGTATTTTCAAGCTTTCAAAGTATAAAAGAAAGCTTCATGGAACAATTAAGCATTGTTAAAAGTGAAAATTTCACTATTGACTATTTAACTAAAGCTGCTTTAGGAGTTACTAATATAGAAACTAAAGTAATTTCCAGAGGAGATGAAGTAGAAGTAATGCTCAATGACGGCATAACTTTAATTTCCATTCATCTTATAAACGGCCAAGTTGATAGATTATCTGGTGATGTAAGAATAAATAAAATCTCACCAACATTTAATGCTCAAATCCTAAATACTCTCAAGTTTTAAAAATCAATTAATTTATGATAGTATATATTCTTAGAAGAACTCTTGATAATTCAAGAGTAATAATCGATCCATTAGATGTTCAAATAAACCAAGATTTAACTTGTAAATGCTTAGGAATGATATTTGATGAATCTGGATTTAATCAACACAGATCATTTGCTCTTGAGAAATTAGAAGTAAAAACCGGAAATTACGTTCGAATTAAAGGTTGGTTTGGAGTTATTAAAGAGATAGCTAATGATACAGTAACAATTGCTTTATCTATTGGCGAGTATCGACACTTTAAAATTCAAGAATTCATTCGTCAAGCTGAACCAATAGCTCCAGGATTTATGCATAACGCATTATCTAATAATTCTCTTTATATAGATAAAAACTGCAAATTTACAAAGCTAGATACAAACGTTTTTTATTATATAAAAATAAATAATCTTGACATTTTAGCTTATTTTGTAAAATTTACAGAATCAGGAGCAGCAATGTTCAAAAAGAAAAATGGCGAAGCAATGATTATAAATAGCTTTGAAGACATATTAATTGTTAAATTATATTAAATTATTCATCTAAACCTTATGGTGTATAGGTTAACCATGATTATTTAACTATGTATAGAATAACATTTGATAAAACAACAATATTTGTAAATAACGAAGGATTAAACAAATTTATTAATTCAGCAGTAATTAATAATAAAGACATAAGGGATTTTAGAGTTCAAGAAGTAGATTCGACGAATGATCAAACAAAAATATTTTCTGATGATAAATTCCGTGTTTTTAATAATGGTCATGTAGTTTTTAAAAATAATTATATAGATAAAGACGGCATAAAAAGCGATCTTAGAGTTTTTCCAACTTATCTTATATTTACAAAAGAAGACGACAAAGTAACCATTAATTTTACTTTAAAAGATAAAACAAAGCATACAATAACTCATAACAAGAATTCTGGAACCTCAACTTATAGTTATATATGTACAGATTAGAATATGAAGATAAAATAGAATTGATTCAGAGCTTAGCAGATGCTCTGGATCTTTTCACTGAACTTGATGCGTTCGACAAAAATGTCAAACTCCGTGCTGTTAATTATAAAGATAAAAACGAAGTATTAATAACCAGTACTCATTACATAGTAACAGGAGATGGTCGTTTACATCTAAAAACAGATAGGGGCCCATATAATAATAAAAACTTAATAACTGGCTATTTAGGCTATCCGATGTTCACGTTATCAACTTTTACGATAACTTATCATGACCGCGGATATTATGCAGAAGCTAGTTTTCCAGCTGGATTATTAAGTTTTAATTATAACTCTTCAACTATGACTGGTGCATCATCAGTTTTCACTGAAATTAAAAAAGCACAAAAAATGCTTGATACCTCAACGAAACCAGAATTAGACGATATGCCTTTTTAAAAAATGAGATACGAAGTTAGATTAAAAGATAGATTTTATTTATTCAATCAAGAAGAATTTTTAAAATTTCTTGAAAAAGCACCTAAAGGAATAACCGTTAATGTTCATTCAGACGAAGATTTGGATTTTAACGAAATTATTTATGAAGACGATTTTCAAGAAGTAGTAAGTAATGGTTTTATAAGATACAAACTTTCTGGAATGTATGGTGAATACTGGAAATCCTGTACAGCTGACCATATAGTCATAAAAGATGGTTTGCATCTAATAAAAAACAAAGGAGTTGTTATTCATAGTGATTTTTCATAAATGAAACAATATAAACTTATAATAAAAACAACATCAGGAGAAGAAATTTTGTTTTGCAATGATGAAGTGAAAGAACGTGTAATTTCAAGTCTGGCTAAATGTCCAGACTTGGAATCAATAAACGTTAGTAAACTTTCCAAAAAAAGCAAAACACTTGAAATTAACAATTGTTATTTTAAGATACTTTCTGATGGTCGAGTTTGTCTTAAACAAGAATTATTAAATCAAGAAATATCTTGCATTTTATGCGATGTTAATTATATAAGCATAAGAAATTATGAGACAAAAAAGCTTATCATCTCAATTGAACTTAACAATGGAAAGCTCTTAGAGTATACCCGATTTTTAGGTTCAGAAACCTTAAAATGGGTGAGATGAAGTATTCAGATATCAAGGACCCAAATCGCGGGAAATATGATGTAAACGGCGTGTACCTAGGTTTTATTTATAAAATACGCTTATATATCACAAAGCCAGCGGTTAGAGTTAGAGCTTATAAGGGATTCAAGTTTGAAGAAGTAGACAATAAAAATACTTTTCAACATGTGATCACTGTTATAACTAAGGAAAGTCCCGAAAGTTATTTTAGGTTGAATCGTAAAATACTTGGCTATAGATTTAACACAGATCCTGAAAAGTTAAAACTCGCAAACCATGATATATTAGCTGTTAGTAATAAGCCATACTGGCTCAACTAATGGTCAGATCCTTTTTTTCATGATCACTTAGTCCGTGCTTCGAGTAATCACGGAAAATTTGGCGAATTTTTTTTATTAGTTCAAGGTTCATGTAAAGCGTTACAGTTCTTTTGAACAACTGAACTCTTAAAGCGTTAAGGTTCAGAGCCTGGCAAGGAAGACAGTGGGTTTGTTTATTTTTTTAAAATAAACAATAAATTTCTTTTAACAATAAAATTAAAATTAAATGTAGTTAAAATCACTTGTTTCAACAGGTAATAGTAATTGATTATACACAACTAAAGTCTACAAAATCCCACTCCTGGGTTCGACTCCCAGGCAGGCACTTATGATTTTTTCATAACCTGAAGATTTGTTATTTGAAATTTAAATTCTCGATCGTGAGATTAGGAATTTTGGGCTTCGCGGTTAGGCGCTATTAAGGTTCGAATCCTTAGAAGCCTCAACGTTTTTCATATCATGTTAATTTTTTAGTGTTGGGTAAAAAATAATTTAATTGTGAAATTAGATTATTTGGCTTTCTATGTATAAAGGCATACATTGAGGTTCAAGTCCTCGAAAGCCGCACGCATAAAGTTTCTTTTTGAAATGTATTTTTATATTAAATTAATATGATTAAAGCGCGAACTGCTGGGCTGTGAAGTTCGGCAGTTCTTTTTATAATATCGCAGTATTATTCACATATATTCACATAATATCGTACTTGATAACCATGAAAAACACAACTGGCTTTACATGTGTTTTGGCGTGCATAAAGGTTCGAGTCCTTAAAAGCCACAGAGTTTGATTTTCCATATATATTTATTTTTAGTTTATTGTTACCCTTTAATTGTGAAATTAAGGGTTGGTCTTGCAGGTTAGCGTAATTTAGGTTCGATTCCTAAAAGACCACTACATTTGTAGTCACGCTTTTTATAAATAATAGTTTTGAATTAGTTGATAATAATTTTTGAATCTCTAAGTTGTGAAATTTGGAGATTTATTGGCCTTATTGGATTAAAATTAGGTTCGATTCCTAAAAGGCCGCCATACTCATAATATAATCATGTTTTTTTGAAAATTTAAGTTGTTACAACAAGCTTGACTGTGAAGCTAGGCTTGAGGCCTCTTGGTTTAGGTAATGCTGGGTTCAATTCCCAGCGGGCCACGAATAGAATTGTACTTTGTTCATAATATAGAGAATTAGTAAAACATGCTAAGAAAAAGAGCTTGATTGTGAAATTAGGCTCTTTTAAATATGGACTCTTGGTTTAGGTAATTTTAGGTTCAATTCCTAGAAGTCCACTTCATCTTTGTACATTTACTTTAATAATAACAAAACAATAGTTCATTAAAAATTAGACACACTACACAAAGACGCTGGGTTGTGAAATTCGGCGTCTTTAAAATTTGGCTTCCTGGTATGGATAATTCCAAGTTCAATTCTTGGAAAGCCTCAACATTTGTATATCATAATTTTTGTTTTTTTCACTTAGAATAGCTGGACTGTGAAGTTAGGTTTATTCTCGGCTTGTCTACGGTTAGATTGATCCTGGGTTCGATTCCCAGCAAGCCTCACATAATATTTTTTATATATTTTTTGTGTGATTTTTTATTTACAAATTCAGTTGTGAAACTGGGTTTGTGGCTTCCTGGTTTTTTGGGTAATTCTGAGTTCAATTCTCAGAGAGCCGCACATTTTCTGTGATTTTTTTCATTTTGATAATTTTTTAAAATGGTAAATAGTTAAATAGTTAGATTTTATCAGTTTTGGCTGTGAAGTTAGAGCTGCGACTTCCTGGTTTGGGTAATTCCGGGTTCAATTCCCGGAAAGTCACACGTATTGTTTGTTTTCATGAAGTTAAGTATTTTTATTGGTTTTAGTGCAAACTTAATTGTGAAATTAGGTTTCAAGCTTCCTGGTGGGTAGTTCTAGGTTCGATTCCTAGAGAGCTACAAAGGTTTTCATAATTTTGAATTAATATGATTTGTAATTGCGGGATTGCTTGCTTGTGAAAGTCAGCAATTTATCGGTTGCGCAGGTTTGCCATTGAAGGGTTCAATTCCCTCAACCGAACTAATTAATTTATTTAAAGTCTAGGCGTTGTGTAGATTAAGCGCAGAGTTGTTATGAATAATAATGAATTTGTAAATTGTTATTATCATTCATTAAATTTTGATTCTTTAAATAAAAATTCTTTTAAAAAAATAAATGATGAATGGACAATTTATAATGAAGAAGTAAAATGGGGAAATATTGGTTGGAATGGTTTTTTTTATTGTAAAATTGAATATTTAAATAATTATAATAAAAATAAATATAATGAAATTCCAATTTTATATTCTAAATATAAATTAAATATAAAAGAAATTGAAAAAAAATGGAATGAAACTTATAAAGATTTTGAAGCAGAAGTAAAATTTAAATTTTCAAATATATTTAAATATTCTTCTTGGTCTCCTTTTAATATTTCTTATTTAAAAATATTTAATGCTTTAACTAATGAAGAAATAAAAATAAAATCTCGTCAAATTTATTATAAATCTATTGAAAATAATCTTTATTGTGTACAGTGTTTAACTGATAATAAAATATATAATATTATTTTTGATGAAAAAGAATATAAAAAATTAGTTAGTAAATCTAAAGAATTTACGCTTAAATGTAAATTTAAATATTTAAGAGAAAATGATTATACTTCTACAGGATATGAATTATCTTGGGATGAAGCAATATTAAATGAAGAAATAGATTATTGGAATATTGATTAAATAATATATAAACCTAACGTTGTAAAGGCTAAGCGTATTTTAAAGTGATAAATGAAATTATAAGTAAATTTGATCCTGTAAATATTTATGACATTAAAACAAAAGATAAAGGAATAAATTTAAATAAAAATAATTTTATAATGATTGATCATAGATGGATGTTTTATGGTGAAAATACAGCAAACATACATCCTGACGGTTATTTTTACAATAAACACATATATTGTAAAGTTGATGATTGGGAACATTCAAAGAAATTCTTTGGAAATAATGATATACCAGTTCTTGTTAGCGATAAAGTTTTAGAGCTTGAAGAAATGGAGAAAGAATGGATAAATAATAATAATTAAAACCTAGCATTATAAAGGTTAAATGCAATTAAAAATGAGAAATATTCTATATTTAATTATAGCTAGTTTTATTGTTATATTTTCAAGCTGTAATAATAAAACAAAGGATTTTAAAGATAGAGAAATAACAACACCAAAATTAACTCTTGATTATTGCCAAGAAGTAATAAATAGTGGGAAAATTCCTGACTTTAACTATTTAAACGGAAATGTTATTGAAACAAAAGAAGAAATAATTTTAAATTTTATTAATAAAAATACTGATGTTAAGTTTTACATAGAATTTAAAATATTAGATATTGAAACAACAATTGAAAATGAAGAATTCAAAGAATATAAATATTTTGTAGAAAATAAAGATTCTGGTTTTAAATATTACATTAGAAAGATTTTTTCTGATAAAAAATGGATGTTATATATTCCAGAAGAATTCGGAGATAAAACAATAAGGTTTCAATGTTTATAAAAATAAAATAAAAATAATTTAAAACCTAATGCTGTATAGGTTAAGCGTAATTAATGATGATAAAAATAGGAGAAGATTTTAGACTTAGAGACGGTTTTGATCATTATGCTAATGCTATACCATTAAATGTTTATGATTTAAGAACAGGAACTAAAGGTTATTTTTTAAATAAAAAAGAATTTGTAGCTTTTGGAGGTGGTTTTTTTATATATAATAAAGTTTATGATTACGGTTTATATATTTATACTAAATATGATGCTTATCAAAATAACGAAAAAGTTTTTGGTGGTTGTAAAGATTTACCAGTTATTATGAGCGATTATCTTTTAAGTCCTGAAAAATTAAACGAAGAATGGGAAAAATACAAAAAGAACATAAAAAAGAAATTAATTTGGCTTTAACAATGAAAAATTTTATTTATTTAATTATAGCTAGTTTTGTATTTATACTTTCAAGCTATCATCAAAAAGAAATTAAATTTTCTTCAGTATATGATTTTAGTGATAACAAATCAAGTAATATTAAAGGAAAATTAATTATTGATGATTATTCAATTTTTATGGAAATAATAGATGAAAACAATGAATTTTCTAGTGAAGAATTTAGAATAATAAATAAAACTGGTGATAAATATTATATTCATTCTAAAAGTGCACCTATAATATTTAAAGGTTATATTGAAAAAACCAATAATGGTTGGGAACTTTATAAAGAAAATGGTTATGATCATATAAAACTACAATGAAAAATTTTATTTATTTAATTATAATTAGTTTTTCATTTATACTTTCAAGTTGCAGTCAAAAAAAGTTTGATTTTTCTACATATTATGAATCCGAAACAGAGAATATATTTAAAGTTAACGGAACAATAATTATTAAAGATCAATCAATTTTTTTAGAAATGCGAGATAAAGAGAAAGGGCTTTCAAAAACGATGGAGTTTGAAATAATAAATAAAAATAAAAATAGATATTATGTCCAACTTAAATGTTCAGATAATAAATGTTATTTTGAAAAGATAAATAAAGGTTGGGAGATCCATCAAGAAAACGGCTCTAATTTTATAAGGCTTCAGTAAATGAAACATATTTTTTATTTGTTATGCTTAGTTTTCTTGGGCGCTAATGCCCAAGAGACTAAGTTTGTAAATCGTTTTGATCTTATAAATTTTTATGAGAATAACAATGCGATTTATTATGATACAGAACCAAGCGAATTTTGGGTTGATGAAAAAGAAAAAGTAATTTTATATTTTAACGAGAAAAGAGAATGTTTGAAATATAAATACACCTCAACGCATGATCACGGAAAATTTAAAAATTACGTGATCAAAGATAAGAATTTATCACATATTAAGATAGCCAAAGATAGTTCAAGCGTAATTTTTGTCTCACCAGATAATAAACGCATAGTCTATCAAAACAAAAAACAATGAAAAGATTTTTAAAAAGTGTTACATTAGCATTATTTACAGTTTATTTGCTAATATCACTTTACGCTATAATTTATTATTTAATAAAATAATATAAAATATTAATTATTTAAAACTTCACACTTGAGAGTAAGTGTAAAAAATTATGAGAAAGTTTGTATTTTGGCTTATTATTACGTTTGTTGTTATAACTGTTGGTATTAAAGCATTTGCAGCTGATAAACCAGTAGATAACACAATAACTTTAGGTTCTTTTAATGCAATAGAACTAACAGCTAATGATAATTTAACCAAAGTTTACGCTAACGTTGGCGATAAAACATTAATAACTTTTGAACTTGTAGATTTCAAAACTACGAGCAATTCTGCTAATGCAATAGTTAAAGCATCAAATGGCATGAAAGCAGAAATTAACGTTACTGAAGGAGAAAATAAAGTATCAATTGATGGCATAAAAGATGGCGCAATTGTTATTAATGCTTCAGTAACAAAAGAAACCGCGAATTATATTCTCAAACAATTACGTTCTATTAACCTTTAAACTTTAATTATTCCTAATTTTTCTTATTGTTAATTAGTAAGAGGAAGTCAGTAGTTAGTTTTTAAAACTAACTGCTGATGGAATAATTTTATTTAAAAAATAATATAACTTAATTTATTAACATATAAAACTTCACACTTGAAAGTAAGTGTAAATAGTAATGGATAATTTAATAAAGATTATTGCACTATTAGCTGGTACAAGTTACTTAGCAATTTATTTTGCGGATTGTGATTTAGGTTACATTATAGGTGCCTGGATCTGGGGAATTATAAGTATAGGAGTTTTAGTTTTGCTTGTTTGTTATGTTATGGATCAATTAAAGAGTAAATAATGAAAGAATTTTTCTCTGTTCTTGGTTGGTCTATATTAATAATAATTGGCATAATAGCTTATATCGACATAGTCAACCCGATTTTATATATCATAAGTGGAGTTTTATTTTTGGGATTAGTTTTATATAATATTATAATACACTTTAAAGATCATTAAAAATGAAAATTTTAGGAATTATTCTTTTAATAATGATTATTTTTGCTTGTCCTATAATTGGAATTCCAGCATTGTTGATTTCCGGATTTATGGCATGGTGTAGTAAAACTAGCAAATAATAAGTTATGAGTAAAGATGATTGGATAAAACCTATTCTTAAATCAGTTGGATTTGTAATTTTTGGCTGGCTAATTATAGTTTCATTTTTCTTTTTGATTTTTGAAATACTTTTATAAAACATGCTGGACATTATAAATACAATTCTTGTCTTTGTAATTATCCTTGGCTTTATTATATGGCTACTTATTGCTTTATGTGCTGAAGGATCTTTTATCTGTGCTTTTATAATTAGCTCTATAATATTAATTATTTTTAAATATAAAAATAAAGAATAGTGGCAATTATACTTTTAGCTGCGATGTTTGTTCTAGGAATAAGCATAGCGGCTTTTATTATATCAATAATTATTCATAAAATCAAAACCAAATTTTAAATATGCAAGTATCAATTTACAATATATATTCAGAGGATGCACACTTAGGTTCTTTTCTTAATAAATCAGAAGCAATAAGATTTTGTAAGGAGAACATGAGAGATAATGACAAATTAGACATTGTGCAACAAATAAAACCAAATGTCTTTAAAAAGATTTTAGAAGTAACAACAGATAAAATCGTTAAAATTAGAGAAGAGGTTTTCAGCTTATAGACTATTAAAAAATGGTTGTTTTTCATTATTCAAACGAGCCATTGGAGAAATTCAATGGCTCTTTTAATAATTATTTTTCAGAATTTAAGAAAGGCATTAAAAATGCAATTTTCTTTACTGATAACGAAAAACCCAAAAAAGGCACTATCCTTGACAGGGAGTTTCAATTAACTTGTGAATTATCTTATAAAACAATAAAAATCATTAAAGGAACCAAAGAAGATTTGCACAAGCAAGGCTTGAGTTTTACAGGAGAAATAAACAGAGCATATCTAGAAGGTTACGATAGTATAAGATTTGTTGGGATTGATGATAACCAAGAGTTAATGCAAAATATAACAATAGTTTTTAACCCTAAGAATGTAAAAATTCTTAAGATAAAGAAAAGATAAATTAAAATGCATTATATAGGCAAATTAAATGCTGGTGCTGAATTATACGTAACCAAAGATGACTGGGAAATAAGATATCTTATTTGTGGGTTTTTAAATGGGGTTGTAGTAAAAGGACGATCAATTGATAGTTTTATTTTAGCACTTAAAACTAGCTTTTCTGAATATAAAAATAATTCTTATTGTGAAATAGAAGAACCAAACGGTGATTTTTCAATAACAGTTGAGGATGACGGAGTTTGTGTTCATAATTTATTTGGAGAAGTAATAAGCGATGAAATCGAACTTAACAGTTGGATTTTAGAGTTTGAAAAAGCAAAAAAGAAAGCATCTATAATTCAAGATGTTTTAAAAAATATTAAACCTTGACCGTGTATAGGATAACGGTTAAATTAACTTAATTATTAACTTTTTAATTTTTTTTAAATTTTTAAATTTTTTATGAAACTAAAGAATTTTGCGATTATGGGCTTAGGTGCCCTTGCACTAACCGCATGTGTAAATGACAATGAAGAGTTCTGCGGAACTACTGATGGAAGATCAATGGTTAACTTTAATGTAACTCTTGATGACAGCCAAATGATGACAAAAGCTGGAGGAACTAAGCTTTGGTATGTTATAGGTGAACAAAATGAAAATAATGGTTTTACATATGACGAACAAAAACCAGCTTCAAGTACTCTTATTTCTGAAGAATTAACAAATGGCAATACATATAAGTTTAATTTTTGGCATTCAGGAGCTGGAATTGAAAATCCATTTACAAATGGTGAAATAATTTCTGATCTTAAAAATGAAGATTCATTCTATGGATCAGAAGAATTCAAAGCTCAGGGTCAAACTATATCAACTACACTTGTAAGACCATATGCTAAAATTGTTGTTGTATCAACAAGTAAGCTTACGGGAAATTCAACAATTACAGTTGATGGTTTAGGTGATAAATTCAATGTTACAACAGGAGAAATGACAAAATCTGAAACTCCACTTAGTGCAAATTCTACCCTTAAAGAATCTACAAGTTTAGGTTCTATTATTGGTTTTGCAAATAAAGATGAAGATTCAGTAAAAGTTGAAGTTACATTTAAAGGTGCAACTTTAAAGAAAACAGTTGCAGTTCAGCAAAACATGATTACCACTTTAACTGTTGATAGTTTCGATGGAATGGGTGGAACTCCAACTATTAGTGTAAGTTATGCAGATTGGGCAGGTTCAAAAACTGATGAAGTAAAAGGTGAATTGAGCATTCGTGATCGTGCTGAACTTGAAGCTTTCCGTAATGCAGTAAATACTGGTGTAGATAGCTACAAAGGTAGAACTGTAAGATTGATGACTAATATTGATCTTGAAAATAAAGTATGGGAACCAATTGGTAATGCTACAAACAAATTTGAAGGCAACTTTGATGGTCAAGGTTTCACTATTAGCAATTTAAATATTAATTTAACAAATAAAGTAGAAATTGCAGATAGAAGTAATGCTGGTTTCTTTGGTTATACTCAGAATGGATCAGTTAAAAACCTAAACTTTAATAACGCAACTGTTAAAGGTCGTTTGAATGTTGGTGTTGTTGCTGGTTGTCCTTATACTTCTACATATGAAAATATAACTGTAAAAGGTACAATTAACGTAGAAGGTTTCGCTTATGTTGGAGGTGTATTTGGTAAGAATGTTTATGCAAATTGCGAAAATATTGAACTAATCGCTGAAACAGGTTCTAAAGTATATGCAAATTCTTTTGATGGTACGACAGATTATAGAACTTATGTAGGAGGTTTCGCTGGATTCATGGGTGAAAGTTCAAGTAATAGTTTAACAATGACTAATATTTTAATTCAAGGTTTGGACGTTGTTGGTTCAACTCGTAATATTGGTGGATTTGTTGGTATTGCTCATTATGGCACTAATTATGTAGACTGTAAAACTGTTGATGTAACTG